TCAGAGTTTACGAAGACGGTTCGCCAGCGCTCCGAGGTCGCTCAGGTTCTCGTCGGTGTAGTGCTTGAGTGTCGTGGAGATATCGGTGTGGCGCGCCATCCGACGTACTTCGTGGATCTTCGCGCCCGCTTGAATCAGTCGCACTACGAACCGTCGCTTGAGCGAGTGAAAAGTGGCCGGCCGCCCTTTCTCGTCCCGCGCGTCTACTCCGGCGCGCCGCAGATCCGCCGCGAGCCAGTGCGATTGCTTACGACACGCTGCCCAGTTGCCCGGGAACAGTTTTTGGTTCGGTTTACGCGCGACGAGCCACGGGCGAAGCAGTTCGACCACATGGTCGGGAAGTGGAATTGGTTCGGTGCGTTTCCCCTTTGCGTCGGCCGCCTCGACCGTGACGACCGGCGGCGCGGCATCCAACGAAAAGTGCCCCGGTGTCAGGTCGGACAATTCACCCGCGCGCAGGCCCGAGAACGCAGCAATCGTGTAGAGTATGGCCCGGTCCCGGCCCCAAACGGTTGCGGTCCCTTTTCGTTTCGCCGCGGCTGCGGCGGTGATGAGTTTACTTAGCTCGTCGTCTGTGAGGATGCGTTTTGACCTGCGCTCATCCACGGCTTCCGGGTACGGCCGCAGTTTTCTAAGTGGCGACACCGCCCCGAACCGCTCAGCGAGCCATTTGGTAAACGCTTTTGCGATTCGCATGTGACCGTTGAGGGTCGCCGGGCTGCACCCCGAGCCGAGTTGTTTCCCTTTGATGGGTGGCGCTCCCCTGCCTTTCTTTCCCTTCGCGGCGCCGGTGATGAGTTTCACCCGCGGGGTGTTCCGGAGCCGCCCCAAAAATCGCACGAACTCGTCTTGGTCGATGTCGCTCCACACGTGCCACCGGCACTCTTTTAACACCCGCGTGAGGCTCGCGAGAGTATTCTTGCGGTACTCTTCCGCGGTCCCCCGCGCGGCGAGTATGTCGATGTATTCGGTCACTAAATCCTCGAGGTGGTCGCTTTGTCGGGCGCCCTCCGCAGCGCGATTTACGAGACCGTGTTTCCGCCGGCTCTCAGCGTCCTCGAATTTGACTAAGGCAGCAAGGGCTGCCGTTTTAGTCCCGATGCACCGCCGCCTGGTTGCCCCCGCAACTTGCCATTCCGCGTGCCACAACTTGCTTTTCTTCCCCACACGGGAACCGTCAGGCATTTTCTTCCAATACACCGGTTGAAAAACCCTACCCATAATCCGGCTCCTTTCATCCGGTTACCGTTCCGTTACGTGAGGAACGACCCAGGCGAACACGTTGTCGCTGACACGCACGAGCGCCTGCCCTCGTTCCTCGGAAATCACCCGGAGACTTACGCACGCTCGCCGGTCTACCAAAACTAGCTTTTTGACCCCCGACAGGCGAACGGGCTTTTTCGTTCGAGCGTCGCGGATCGTTGCGGTCTGCGTTCCGGCGCCGATGTCCAAGCACGGCACGAGCACTTCGGTAGGCGACATGTTAAAAACTCCCGAACTGGCATTGCGAACAGGATATGACGGATGTTCAGAATATGTGAAGACTTGCCCGCCATGAATCTCCGTGGCGCTGCCGCGCAGAATTTGGCAGCGCTTCGCCCGGTGACGCAATGCCCGACGAAACACAACAACCTCTCGAACGCGAGGTCGAATCACTGCTCGCCCGAGTTCACGAACTGCTTCGAGGCGCCGGGCGCAAGTCTTTGCGCGCGAACGCGACCGCGAACGGGGTTTACATTTCGCTCACCGCCCGGCGCGTCAAACCGCCCAAGCCGGCGGACGCGGACTTGGTGAACGTGCCGCACGGCCTCGCTCGTGAGCGCCGTGCGGTCAAGCGGTTGTTTTGTTTCATTCGCGACCAGCGAGCAGTTATGGGCGGGGATGACTTGGTTCTTAACTCGGGTGCGTTGGAGACGATGTTGCGCGTAAAATACCCCGAGGACGATATGGCAATCGACACCGTCCGCCACGCGCTGGCAGATCTGAGGAAAAAAGGGTTCGTATGGGTGCACCCGCAAAACGGGTACTACACGGGCTCGCAGCCGTCGCTGCCATTTTTCGCGCGGCAGCCGGATGAACTTTCCGAGCGAGCGGACGCGGGTTAGATTCGTGGAGTGTGAACAGACGCCCACGGAACAAGTGAACATGACAAATCGCGACCCCCTCCGCGCCCTGCAAGCCGCTGCCCGAGCCATCGCGGACCACGTTTCGCCGGGTCGCGCTGCCAAACGGGTCATCGTATTAGACGATGTGGGCAAACTCATTGATGTCCCGGTCCCGTGCGGCGCCTGCGCCAAGGCGGACGAGGTGGATGAGGCGAAACCGCCCGTCGTTGCTGGGTGGGTGGTGACCGAGCGCGGGGCGACATTCGACGGCACCGCCGTACTCGTGGCCCCTTCTCGTCTCAGGTTGCTCCGGGTGTTCATCGAGGCGGAAAACCCGCTGACCGCCAAGGAGCTGACTGCGGCGGCATTCGACCGGCACACGGACGAGGCGAACACGCGGTACCACATTCGCGAACTGCGCCGCGAACTCAAGACCGCGTTCACTTTCGACGGCGACGTAATTCAGGGCGAAGCGGACGGCTACAGGTTGGTTTTGCGGTAATGCGCTTCACCTTGGGCGGTTCACATCGAACTATGCGGGCGGGCTAATTCGAGACCCTTGATGGTCTCGGGGATTTGCTATTGCACCAACAAAAGATAGCCGATATTTCGCATCTGAATCCAGAAGATGCGGGTCGGCACGCCAACTTCCTACGGCGGACGTGCCGACCCTTCCCAACCGACCTCCGCCTTGCGGCTCGGGCCGTTGTGCGGATTATGTAGCCTTTTCACTTCAGCGAATCAACACAGATTCGCGGTAGCGGGCAGCGTCGGCGCATCTTCACCTTGACCTGGTGAACCGATGGCAAACGAACTCGTAAAAATCCAATTCCACGGTGATGAATTGGAAGCAGTCGCCCTGGACGGCGGTAACTTCCGAACGAGTCTCCGGCGGATCTGCGAAAACATCGGCCTCGCGTTCAGCGCGCAGCTTCAAAAGCTGAAAAAGAAGTCGTGGGCGTGCGTGTCGGAGATCGACACGCACGATACTAGTGGCCGCGTTCAGTCAATGGTGATGATCGACCGCCGCACGCTCGTCATGTGGCTGGCGAACATTGACGAGCGCAAAGTGAAGGACAGCGTCCGGGAGAAGATCCGCCGGTACCAGGCAGAGTGCGCCGAGGTTCTCGATCGCCATTTCGGGGCGCGAGTGAGCGCGGCGAGCCAAGAGCAGTACCACTCTGACCCGCTCCTCAACGAGATGCTCCGCGTTCAGGCGCAAATGACGTCGTCGATGCCGCTCCTGATCGAGACGCGGCGACGCCAGATTGAGGCGGAACGCCTCCAGTCCCAAATGGTACAGCACCTTTGGGAAGCCCACCAACTGGCCCGCTCCGCGACGGCTACCGCGCAAGCCGCACTGCATCAGAGCACATCGAATCACGGCTACTTCACCGTTTTGGGTTACAGCCGGATTCGTAACCGAGAGATGCCCGTTACACAGGCCGCGGCGCACGGGAAGAAACTGACGGCCCTGTGCAACTCCAGGGGCATCAGGACGAGTACGATGACCGATCCGCGTTTCGGTGTCGTAAATACGTATCCCGAAACCCTTCTGCGAGAATACTTCGGCGACTCCGTATAAGCGCCGCTAACAAATACAAACCGCAGGGGATAAAAGGCGCTGTTTGCCTTTAATCCCCTGCGGTTTTACACCCACTCACATCCGACTCACACCGCCCCGGCTCGCACTTACGCACTTTCGACGCGCGCCTGACATCACAACTCACGCGGTCGGAGGCAGAATGCCCCTATCAGAACATGGGGCGTACAAGGGGCCATCGCCCAGCTTCTTTGAAATACGCTTCGGCGGCTTCAAGAAAATCGCCCACGTGTTGCGACTGAATGAGCTTCGACTCACGGTTGTCCTTTATGGTCCAGTACTGCTCAACCATGAATTTCTCTGCGGCTTTAAGTAATTCGGTGCCGCGGTGCTTGGTCCCAGTCACCTTCGCCATCGCCATAAACGCAGCGACTAAGGTCAGTGGGGCACGGCACGAAAATGAAGTCGAAGGCACCTCGGACTGAGGGCGCCCACGCCCCCGTTTCTCAGACGCCTTGGCTGCTTTTGACGCTTTTTTGGCCACCATGAGGGACATGCTAGCTACTCGCGAAGTCAACTTCACCAATACTTGTACGCCGTAAGTGGATTGGTATTTAAGAACTTAAAGAAAACATTTTGTACCCAGTGTATTTAATGTTGACATTAAATCACCGGAGGGGTACCTTTGCATCAGACAAGTTAACCACGGGTTCCGACATGACTCGAACACGACGGGTGACGACCAAATTGGTCAAGCTGAAGATCGCGTGCGAGACGCTCGCGATTTGCCGGGACACGTTCTGGGTGAAGTGGCACGCGGTGTTCACCGACCCACGACCCAAGGAGGACCGGCGCCACGGGTGCGAGCGGAAGGTGTTCGAGGACGAACTGTCGGTGGCTCTTGAGGAAGGCATTAATGCTGTCAAAACTTTCCGTCGCACGATGGGTCGACTCTGAACCACGGTGGGGCGGGGGCGATAACCGCTTTGTTTCCGACAAGAACCTTGCCCCGTCCACCGCCTAACCCCCGGTGCCCCATGACCACCCTCAGCGCAATCTGCTACCTCGTGTTCGCGTGGTGTCTGGTCAGCCTGCTGGTGCCGCCGCTGCTGCTCGTGTTCGCGGGCAACGGGGAGGACGAGTGATGTGGGTTGTTGCCTTCCTGTGTGGTCTGCCGTTCTTGGCATTGTTAGTTTTTCTCACTCAACGAAAGGAACCGAGATGAAACGGGCGTGGCTCAAATTAATCTGGGCTTGTGTGCTGCTGTTCTTTGGCGCGGCAAATCTAACCATGTCCGCGCGGCTTTGGTCCGACGAGCCTCATTGGGGCGGCCTTATCGCGGGCGTGCTTTGCACAGGGTTGGGTCTTCTTTCTTGGCACGAGGCGATGCAAATCGCCCGCAAAAAAAGGAGATGCGATGTATCGGACCGCGGGTAAGCGACTCTACCGGTGCAACGAGTGCAAGCGGGGCACCTACTTCAGCAAGCGCGAGGAGAACCGCGCCGGTCGCATGCGATGTTCGGGGTGCGGGTCGGCGCAACTGACCGTGTCGGCCGAGGGCGCTGAGAAGCAAATAATGGGACTGGACGCACGGCGCGAAGCCGAGGCACAGGTGGAGCGGAACGGCAGCGGGAGCGTGATACCGGGCTAAGGGGTGGTGAGGCAACCTACTTACATTGCAGGAGCAGTCGATGACGCCCGTTCTTGATGTCGCACTGGCGCGCAAGGTGACCGAGTTGGTTAACTGCGGTCTTGTCTCCGGGGTCGGAGTGCAAGAGCCGGGGAAAATGTGTGTTGAAGCTGCGGTGTGCTTCGCGCTGGGGCTGCCCCACGGTGACGACCCGCCGTGTGTTGGTGCCGCAGTGCGGGCGGCGAAAATCGCCCTCAATGATGCGAACGGTTGGCTCGATAATGCGGACCGCGCGAAGGGTATGCGGCGCCTCGCGGTCGCGCAACTAGGTTCGGATCAAATCGACCAAGCACGATTTGCGGGCATGTTGGCTTGGCTGACAATTAAACGAGTATTGCCGCGAGCATTGCGAAATGCAGCCAAAATTCACCCTATCGCTGAGCACCAAGCAGCCCTAGAGGCATCCGCCAAGGGCTGCGAAGAATCGACTACCGAGTCCGCCGCCGAGTCCGCCGCGTCCGCCGCGCGGTCCGCCGCGTCCGCCGCGCGGTCCGCCGCGTCCGCCGCCGCGTCCGCCGCGTGGTCCGCCGCGTGGTCCGCCGCCGCGTCCGCCGCGCGGTCCGCCGCGTCCGCCGCCGCGTCCGCCGCGTGGTCCGCCGCGTGGTCCGCCGCCGCGTCCGCCGCGCGGTCCGCCGCGTCCGCCGCCGCGTCCGCCGCGCGGTCCGCCGAGTCCGCCGCGCGGTCCGCCGCGTCCGCCGCCGAGTCCGCCGAGCTGCATCACTTCGCTGATGTCATCCTTACCGCCCTTCGTGAGTGCGGCTGCCCTGGTGTGGCTCTCCTCGACCAGATGGAGCGAGAGGTGGAGGCACAGCCATGACCTATCTCGTGCGCGTCACGGCTGAGCACATCGCGGAGGGTGTGCGTGGCTCATGCGGGTCGTGCCCAATCGCGTTGGCGATTCACGATGCAATTGAGGATGAGTACGGATCGCCCTTACCCGCTTTCACCGTGTTCGTCAGCCCGAGCAACACGGTGTTCATCAACCGGCGACCTTATCCGTTGCGAGAGGAAGTAGTCGCAGCGGCGATGAAGTTCGACCGCACGGGCGAGATGGAGCCATTTGAGTTCACGCTGGAATTGAGCTGACACCGCCGGTCGGCGTACCCCGGATTATTCCCGGGGCGGCGGTCTAACAACACAGGTTCGTCGGGGGAATCGCAATGGACGGTGGCGTCTTACAGGAACGCGCGCGCTCGGTGGTGCGCTGGGCAAAGCTGGTGCTCGTCCACGAGGCTCACCCGGACGACGTGCGGACCTCACTGGCGCTGCTCCGGGGCACGTTCACGGCCATCGCCCAGAACACGGGCGACCTGCCTATGGACGGCAACGGGCGGCTCTGGGAAGAGCGGCTACTTACTCTCGCGGGGATGATTCGGGACGCGGGCAAGCGGCGTGCGGCGTTGCGGAAGGCGCTAAATGTTGTGCTGTCGGATATGGAGCCACTCGCGGGTGTCGAGAGTCACGAGGAGTGCCCAGTTTAACTGAGAATCTCAAGCCCCATTACCGCAGATTAAGGAGTTCACAGATGGAAGTGTTGAAGCCCACTGCTGAGCAACTTGCGACTATCCTCGCGGATCACAAGAAGTGTCTGCGTGGCGAAGATGGAGGTAAGAAAGCCGACCTCAGCAGCGCCAACCTCCGCGGCGCCGACCTCCGCGGCGCCGACCTCAGCAGCGCCGACCTCAGCAGCGCCAACCTCCGCAGCGCCAACCTCTACGGCGCCGACCTCAGCAGCGCCGACCTCAGCAGCGCCAACCTCCGCAGCGCCAACCTCTACGGCGCCGACCTCAGCAGCGCCGACCTCAGCAGCGCCAACCTCCGCGGCGCCAACCTCCGCGGCGCCGACCTCCGCAGCGCCAACCTCCGCAGCGCCGACCTCTACGGCGCCGACCTCAGCAGCGCCAACCTCCGCAGCGCCAACCTCCGCGGCGCCGAAAACGGCGAACTAGCGTTCGCGATTACAGAGATCCTCCCTCGCGAGGGTGAGGTATTTGGTTGGAAGAAATGCCGCGACGATGTGTTGGTGCAGCTCCGCGTGCCGCCCCTCGCGAAGCGGTCTAACGCGACGGGTCGTAAGTGCCGGGCTGAGTTTGTCGAGGTCGTCTCAATCGAAAAGGTCGACGGCTCGGCAGCGGCAGAGGGTACTTCGCTACACGACGGCGTGACGAAGTATCGCGTTGGCGAAACGGTGAAGTGTCACGAGTGGCACACTGACCGTTGGGTGGAGTGCGCGGGTGGTGTGCACTTTTACCTGACACGCGAGGAAGCCGTCGCCCACGTCGGCTAAGTGTTGCGACCGTGCTCATCACGATCGCTGTACTGTGTGGGATGGTCGTCTAACCACGGAGGGTTACATGCGTGCTTACTTTGGCTTCCTGCGCGACCTGTGGTACGGAATCTCGGTCGTGCTCATGACGGGCTTCGCGGCGTTCGTGCTGTTGGTCGCGGGAATGGCGTTGGTTGGCATTCGGCTAGATGCGGCGACGGAACCTGCCCCGACCCGCCCGCTTACTCGCGACGCCACGATTCAGGCGGAGTTGGACTACGCCCGCGGCGCATTGGTGAAGGAGCGGGCGGCGCACACGGAAACGCAACTGCAACTGGACATCGTGCGGCGAACCGCGATTTGGTTCCCGCCCAAGCCTATGGGCGCAGAGGCGGACGACCTGATTCCGGCAACACGACTACCCACCATCCCGGAGTGTCAGCCATGAGCCGTCATTGGGACGCTTTGACCAAAAAGCCTGAGCCGGCTGCGGCACCCGAGCCGGACGAGTTCAGCAAGCTCGACCCAGACGACCAGATCTACCTCACGTGGTGGGTGACGGGTGGGCGCCCGGTGGTGGACCTGCCCGAGATGTATGCGGGCGCGGATGATGTGATTTCGGAGCAACGCGCGGCGTGAGCCGCAGGATTGAGGGGGCTTATTCAACGACAACCCCGACCACACTCTCCGCCAGAAAGGAGTGGTCGGGGTCATCAGGAGGATTCAACAATGTATTCGCCCGGCAGCGGGTCTCATTTGTACGTCGTCCAGATACGTTTCGGGAAAAAGTACCGCGAACATGTCGGCTCGTATCAGTCGCACGACTTCTATGACGCCAAGGACTTCGCGTTTCGTGTCGATCGGTGGCTCAAGCGAGACTTCGCGTTCGACCTGCCCCCCGAGGTTATCTCGCTGCCGGACGAACTGGCTGCGGCGGGTGTGCCCCCGCGGTTGTGCGTGGTAGAGGTGCTCGCGCTCCGCGAGGTCGCACCCGGGCGCTACGACACGAACGGCGAGGTGATGTGCCAAGTCCACGACATCACCGATGACGACGACTGCGACGAACTGGAAGACACAGCCATTATTTCTGACCAGGAGCGGCGGGGTGAACTGGTGATGGTCACTGCGGAGGTCAGGTAGCGAACCGGTGGCGGAGCCCGAGTAGTCGCTTGGGGCCGGGCTCCAGAGAAGAGGCGAGCTGCGGAGGCTCCGCCACCACGATTCACGCACCGATGCGCGTGAGGGGTTTGGGAGACGCGATTCGGTGTTCCAGCGCTGTGCCCCGTGGCGCGTGAAAGTGAACGGGGAATCGGTCGTGCAAACCACGGCGCTTTAGACGCAGCGTCATGTTGAGCGAGCCAGCGCTCGGGAGCCGCGACCGTACTGGCGCACGCAGGAGACGAGAACATGTAACGCGCGGCTTGACCGAAGCCAAAAGCCAACCGCGTCCCCAGATGCGGCGGGCACTGGTTGCGAGTCTGAGAACGAGGATTCGCCGGGTGGTCCTGTGTGGCTCGACACCCGGCACTTATGCGACGTGACCACTGCAATCATCCGTCCAGGTCGGTTGCAGTTGTCTCCCCCGGACTCGTTGTCCGGGCGTCGCACCTGGGGCAGTGTTTCGGAATCAGCCGGCCCAGCGCAGTGGTCACCCACAAGCGGGGTCAACACCGGCATAAGCGGGTTCGACTCCCGTCTGCTCCACTCCAACGAGGGTCGCATCATGAGCCGCAAACACAAACTGCGTCGCACGGACATCAAGTGGCGGGAAGACCCGGTTACGCACGAGGTAACCGCGGAGCTGCACGACGACCACTTTCGCGCCCGTCAGCGGGGCATTGCAGTCATCGAGAACTGGCTCGCGACTATCCCGAGCACGCTCAACCGTGACCAGTTGGTTATCGAGGTCATCATGATGCTTGAGGGCAAGGTGGCTCATACGAGCGTAATACCCGTCAAGGAGGACGCAGCATGAACCACTCTCAATGTGTCACCACCGCCCTTGATGACCTCTGCCGCCGCGCAGGGGTCAGCCCCACCGACGGCTCGGACGAGGCGGGCGACCGCGTGTGGGACGTACTGGAGCGCGAGGTGAAGTGGGATTCGGACGGGCGCGTTGTCAACTGCCCGCTGAACACGTGGCTCTGTGCGGTGACGGGGTTAGAGCACGCGGTGGTCACGCACAACAGTGTCTATGTGCATCGCGTCTGTCATGTGCCTCTGTCGCCTGCGATGGTTGCGGCGGTCAAGGCTTACGACACGAAGCGGCGTGGGATACGGAGGGCGGCAGCGTGAGTATTGAATTACCGACGGAAAATGAGCCGGTGAGGGTAATGTGCGGGGAGTCGCTCGACCTACTTCGCGGTTTACCAGACGCCATCTTCGACGCGGTCATTACGGACCCACCGTATTCCTCTGGTGGATTGACTCGTGGTGACCGCACGCAGAGCGTCTCGACCAAGTACGTGCAGACTGGCAGCGAGCGGTTCGGCTCTGCAGACTTCGATGGTGACAATCGAGACCAGCGATCCTGGAGCTATTGGTGCCAATTGTGGCTGTCCGAGTGCCTACGGGTGACCAAGCCGGGCGGGTACATTCTCGCTTTCACGGACTGGCGCCAACTGCCCACTTTGACTGACGCAGTACAAGCGGGTGGGTGGGTGTGGCGGGGGCTCATTTCGTGGGACAAAGGGCCGTCTGCCCGCGCTCCGGCGCCGCACTACTTCCGCCACCAATGCGAATACGTCGTGTGGGGCACCCGTGGACCGAGTTCGCCCCGCGCGGATTGGCCCCCTGAGGGGAAAGGGTGCTACCCCGGTAGCTATTCGCACAGTGTTAAGCAAGACGACAAGTTCCACGTCACGGGCAAGCCGACGCCGTTAATGCGAGACCTCGTATTCTGTGTGCCTCCTGGTGGGCTCATCCTCGACCCGTTTGGAGGCTCCGGTACCACCGCAGTTGGTGCGGCTCTTGAAGGTAGGCGGTGTGTAACGTTCGAGCAAAAGCCCGATTACTGCGACGTAATCCGTGAGCGTGTTGCTCACGCGACGAGTGGCAAACGGGGCTCTTTGTTTGCTCCGACAGTGCAGCCCCGGCTCTTTGACCCGGAGGCAGCATGACCTTTCCCTGGCGGCTCATCGCGTTGGGCTACGGCTCGGCGGCTCTGCTCGCTGCGTTGGCGGGCAGGCGGCATCAGCGGAGGTTCTACCGGTGAAGCGGCGAAAGCGGAACCGCGCCCTCGTGAAGACGCAGGTGATTCACGCGCTACGCGCGGCTCAATCCCCGCTGTCCACACGAGACTTAGCCGCGCTGTGTGCGTCGGATCGGTCTCAACCGTCGTGGGTGACGCTGGCGGTTCTAGTGAAGTTGGAACAGTCGCGCGTGGTCGTGCGGCACCCGCCAACACCACAAGGTGAAGGGCGCCCGGCGTGGCGCTGGTCACTGCGAGTCGGTTCCCCGGGCGTGTGTAAGGCTGCGTAATGATTCACAGGAGGTGTGAGACATGAGAACGAGAGTCTATATAGCTGGCCCGCTAACAAAGGGCGGATTGTGCGAGAACATCAACCGCGCAACGGAGGCGTTCATCGTTTTGGCGAAAGCGGGATTCGCTCCGTTGTGCCCTCACTGGTCGGTTTACGCGAAACCATGTCGCCCACGTGATTTCGTACTCAACCCCATCACCCAGGCTTACGAATGGGTGCAGAGTAAATCGGAGTGCGTCTGTATTGGCACCCCAAACGGCAACGACCGGATGACTTACGACGAGTGGCTCAGCGTTGATTTGCCTTGGGTTGCGGCGTCCGATGCGCTCCTACGTTTGCCCGGTGAGAGTACGGGCGCGGACCTCGAAGAATCCTGCGCTCGCGACCACAAAATCCCGGTATTTCACGACATCGAATCACTCATCTTGCATTTCGGTGCAAAGGTGGCGGCGTAATGGAGTACCCCGAACGCGAGACGATGGAAACACTCGTCTGCTGCATCGACGCGGACTCGTTCTGTTGCGTCGACGATTACGAAATGCGTGTCGTCATCCGCGACGACACCGAAGTGAAGCTAGAGGAGTCGCACTTGCAGGAACTGGTGCGGCGCGAGTGGCTCGAACTGGTGGACGTGCCCGACGGTAAGGGCGGCACGGTGTTCATGATTAACGTGACACAAGCCGGTCAATACTGGGGCGCGAAGTGGTACGACGAGGACTGCAAGCAGCGCCGGCGCCCTGCGCGCAAGGGACCGCTCGCGATGGGAGGACGAAGGTGAGCATCCGCGTCGTCACCGGCTCGTGCCTCGATGTGCTGCCCACTCTCGCCGAGTGCTCGGTGGACCTCATCGCTACCGACCCGCCGTTTAACATCGGCTTCCACTACGACGTGTACCAAGACAAGCGGTCGCGTGCGGACTACCTCGCGTTCGTGGACCAGTGGTTGCGCGAGGCGGTACGGGTGCTGTCCCCGGTCGGCTCGATGTGGGTGGCGATCGGCGACGAGTACGCGGCGGAGTACAAGGTGCGGCTCGACGCGCTCGGACTGACGATGCGGAACTGGTGCATCTGGCACTACACGTTTGGTACGCACCAGAAAAAGAAGTTCGGACGCGACCACACGCACCTGTTGTACTTTGTTCGCGACCCGAACCGGTTCACGTTCAACGCGGACCTGGTGCGGGTGGAGAGCGAGCGCCAGCGGGCCGGGGACAAGCGTGCCGACCCGCGCGGGCGGGTGCCGGGCGACGTGTGGCACTTCCCGCGGCTCCCGGGCAACGCGAAGGAGCGCACGGGGCACCCCTGCCAGATGCCGGAATCAGTGTTGGAACGCATCGTCCTTGCGTGCAGCCACGAGGGGGATTTGGTGCTCGACCCGTTCGCGGGGAGCGGGACCACGCTTGCTGTGGCTCAGCGCCTCGACCGCGAGGCTATCGGCATCGAGCTGAGCGCTGACTACGCGGCACGGATTGAGGAGCGACTTGCGCGGGACCATCATCGCCTCGAAGCAGAATCGACCGCGGCGCGCGAATACGTGATGACGCACTCGCGGACCAGTGCGGACCTACCGAACACTGACGCCGCGTAACGAGGGAGCCAATGACGGTGACGGCGCTACTTCTTCCGTTTCCTCTTTGGGGAATCAGGTTTCGGGCCGGGCTTCTTTTCATACACGGCTCCGGGCGCCGGGCCTCGTTTGGGTGGCTCGTATTCCATGCCGACGTAGCCGGCTATGAGTTGAGTGACACGCCCGGAAGTAGACTCGCCCGCGGCGGCAGTCTTTTCGGTTAGAGCTTCGAGAATCGGGTCGGGAACCTCAACAGAGAGGAACGTGTGACCATCCTTCTTACGCGGCATCCCGTGCGACCTCCGTTAACGGCACACCAGTAGTGTAGCGTCCCTTATTTGTTCTTCCGGAAAATATTTTCGGAATTCCAGCGACACGCTCTTGCATAGTTGTTGTTCCGGAATTACATTTACGTCAGATAAGTGAGCCGCACGCCGGAGACGACGATGGAAACCGCCAACATCATGGGTCGCCAGGTCGTCTGCGTCCGCCGCCCGCACGGGCTGGTCACGCGGCTGGATGCGGTGTGCTCGCCGAACGCGCTCGACGCTCAGGCGAAATGCCGTGAAGTGGCGGCGCGGGGCATGGCGTGTGAAGTCGTGAAGATGGGGCGGACGTACTACGTGGTGGTCCGCTAAACAACGAACCGGAGTCAGTCATGGTCGAAGTCAACGTGTGGGTAGTGGTCCACGAGGACGGCGAGTACACGATTCACGGCAGTGCCGACGAGGTGACGCACCCGGACGGGATGGCGTCGCGTGTGGTGAAGGTGACGGTCAATGTGCCGGCGCCGAAGCCGGTGGAGTTGGTCGCGACGGTGGCGGATGAGGTTGGTACCGGCGACCTTCAGTTCGCGTGGACGACACACCGGGGCGGGCCACGGTGACCCGCCCGGCCTTCACCCCGAACCGAGGATGCGAGCGATGAGCGACCGGGCTTTTTGGCGCAAGCTGTTTCGCAAGCAGAACAGCTATGCGGACGGTCGCGAAACCAAGAAGGGCGACTCGGTTTGGACCTATAGGTACACCACGAACGGTTTATCAAAATTAACCGGAACGGTGTCCGAGGTTGGATCCGGTGCCGTCCGTGTACTGTGGACTAAGAGGCAAAAAATCGGCGTCTGGACACTGTCAAAGACGTGCTACCTAATCTCCCGTGCGAAGTCTTGACCCCCAACGACGCGGCCCGGGGGTGACACCAATCACCTCCGGGCCACTTCCCCCACCTGCTGTGACAGGAGAGAGCCATGCCAGTTTACACCGACCTACTCGCCCCGACCAAGAGCGAACGCCACGGCGCGTTCACCTGGGCACCTGCCGAGGACAACGCCACCAGCCCTGTCGCTGGCGTGCTGACCATCACGGGCAAGCGAAGTCACTGCCGGTACCGCGTGGAGGAGCATCCCGCCGACGAACCTGGGCGCGCGTTCGTGCTGCGGAAGCTGGATGTGGGTAGTGACCGCACCGAGGGGCATTATGGTTGCTTCCTCGCGGCGGAGGTCGGGTTCGACGTGTGCGATTGCCGGGGCTTTGTCTCGACGCGGAACTGCAAGCACCTGAGCAGCCTCCGCCAGTTGACGGAAGCCGAGAAGCTGTAACTATTTGTCACAAAAACGCTGCCTGCCTACAAGTGTGCGTGAACACCTAGGCAGGTGGTGGGAAGCCGACGCACTGTGTGAGCGACTTAGCCTATCCCTCGAACGTGTCACAGGAACCTCGACATGACCCCGCCCCTCATCCGCATGCCCAACGGCGATGCGATACGTGCCGACCAAGTCGTCGGTGTGCGCGCCCTTGGGCAACAGGGATTGCCCGACCGAAGTGATGACCCGCGGGTCATTATCGACACGCCGAATGGCTGCTTCTGTCACGAGACGGGCAGCATGGAGCGTGCCCACGCCGAACGCGATCGCATCATCGCGGAGGTCAACGCCGCGACCGGTGGCGCCGTGGCTGAGCCGACCGTGGTGGTGACCACGACTCCAGCCTAGCCCCACCCCACAGCGCGCTCGCCGGGAGCGCCCACGGGACCGCGTTCGAGTCGCGGGCGCTGTGCTGTACCAGTGTGTTGGCGCGTGATGGGGTTAGTTCCCCCGTTGCAAGCGAAGATGCTTGTTCCCAACAACGAATCAGGACGAGGTGCTTTCGTGACCCTGGCCGAAGCTATCCAAGCGAACGACCTCTTAGCTGTTGCTCGGCACTATCTCGCCGCGGGCCTGTCGGTGATTCCCGTTCACGCGGACGGCTCGAAGGCGCCCAAGTTCGGCGCGTGGACCAGGTACGGTGACAACCCGCCGACACAGGCCGAATTGGTGGAGTGGTTCGGTCGCGGAGCCAAGGGCGGCATTGGCATTCCCGGCGGCCCTGCTTCGGGCAATCTGACCGTCCTCGACGTTGAAACGGCAGAGGCGTGGGACGCATGGTTGGCGCTCGTCCCGCCGGAGCAGACCGCCTACGTCCTATCGTGCCCCCTCGTGCGAACACCGGGTGGCGGCGCTCACCTGTACGTGCGGCTCGAGCTGCCCACGCGCGGGGTCACCCTGGCCGAGCGCCCCAACGGCACCGATGACCGCGGCCGCCCCAAGTACAAGACGCTGATTGAGACCCGCGCGCACGGGGAACAGGTTTTGGCCCCAGGGTGCCCGCCGGAGTGCCACCCGTCCGGTTTGTCCTACCGGTGGGAGCGCCTCGCGTGGGTGGATGGTGGCTCAGCCGAACCGGTCCCGCTCGACGTGTGGGTCGAGTGGATGGAAAAGGCGACCACGCTGACCCAAGTGCAACGCCCCCAGAAAGAGCGCCGACCGGACACGCGGGCGCGCGGCGTCGCTTCGGCCGACGACCCGGGTACCGACTTTAACTACCGGGGTACGTGGGAAGAGACGGGCTTGTTCGGCTCCGGCTGGTCGTGGGCGCGTGATTTCGGCGACGACCGGGGCATGGTGTGCCGCCCCGGGAAAAGTAGCGGGATCAGCGGGACGATCGGTATCGTGTCGAGCCGGGACCACGGGTGGCCCCTGTTCCACTGTTTCACTACCAACGGAGCGCCGTTCGAGGGTCGAAAGAGTTACAGCCGGTTCGCCGTTTTCGCGATTCTGGAACACGGGTCGGACTTCAAGGCCGCCGCGAAGGCCCTCCGGGCTATGGGCTACGGCAAACAGGACCGCCCCGAGCCGGTGGTGAGTTGGCGCAACACGACCGACCACACGGCTCCAGAAGGGGCCGGGCGCGGGTTCAAGTGGGCGAGCGAACTCGCAGCCCCTCCGAAAGCGGACGATTGGATCTGGGAAGGGTACTTGCCCCGCGGGGCCGTGGCGCTCCTGTCTGCTCTCTGGAAGGCCGGGAAGACGACTCTACTTTCGCACCTCTTGCGCGCGTGCGGCGACGGCGGGACTTTTTTGGGGAAGCCCCTCAAGGCATCGAAGGTGCTGTACGTCTCCGAGGAGGGCGAGCGCCACTGGGTGCGGCGCCGGGACACGTTGGGGCTGAACGACAACGTGGGGTTCTACCTCCAGCCGTTCCCCACCCGCCCGCTGCAAGCCGGCTGGCTCGGGTTCGTGAGCCAACTCAAGGCCGATGTCGAGAACCACGCATTTGACCTGGTGGTGTTCGACACGCTCGCGAAGCTGTGGCCGGTGCAGGAAGAGAACGACGCCAGCGCGGTGGACGCCGCGCTCATGCCCCTGTGGGAGGTGACCCGGGCGGGCGCCGGCGTGCTCCTCATTCACCACTTGCGCAAGTCCGGCGGTCAAGAGTACACGGGCTCACGCGGTTCGGGCGCGCTCTCCGCCTTCCCCGACATCCTGATTGAACTGACCCGATTCGACGCGGCCGACGCCAAGGACCGCAAACGGGTGCTGCGCGCGAAGGGGCGGTACGAAGAGACCCCCGACGAACTCGTTATCGAACTGGTGAACGGCGAGTATGTCGCGGTCGCGGATACCGCAAGCGACGAGCCGCGCCCCATCATCGGGGCGAACGGCGCGCCAGGCGTTCCAATTGCGAGCTTCGGAGCAAGTGAAGGGGAGGCGGTAATTATTCGTGTTCTGTCAGAATGGCCGGAAGTGTGGATGCAGTCCGATGACATCAAGGGCAGCCTACGAGCGATTGACTCGGGCATGAGAGACAGCGACGTGAGCGAGTACCTGACAGGCCTTTATTTCAAGCGGCAAGTTGTTCGCCGTGGAACACTTAGGAGCAAAACGAATCCGCAGATGTTCGCCTTGGCGTCCCGGGCATCATCTCATGCCGCCCCTGTGTCTCAGCGGGCACGAGATGTCGGGCATGAGATGTTGGACGGGTCGGAGGACGATGGCGTATCTCATGCCCACATCTCATGCCCACCTGACACAGGGGCGGCATGAGATATCGGGCATGAGATGTGACCGACAATGCGGATTATTGAGTACATTCCGCCGATGTGTAAAAGGCGGATATCGAAGCCCGGAAGCTGCGGGATGTCCCCGTGGCGGGCGTGTTGAAGAGAGGGAGTGTTAGAGCGATGTCATTCAATCTGAAAGCGAACAAGGGACAGGGCGGCGCGGAACGTGAACAGGTGCCGGCCGGGAACGCGCCGGCGGTCCTCGTCGCCCTTGTGGACTGCGGGAGCCAGCACGACGAGTTCCAGGGCAAGGCGTCGTGGCGGCGTAATGTTCTTCTCGTGTGGGAACTGCCCACCAAAAAAAAGAAAGACGGCAAGAGCCACACCATCGACGCTGTGGTGACGATGAGCCTGAACGAAAAGGCCAAACTCCGCAAGTGGGCGGAGTCAATGATGAACGCCAAGATCAGCGACGGGGCCGACTTCGACATTACGACTCTCGTCGGCAAGGCGTGTCTGGTGAGTGTGCTTCACAACGAGAAGGGGTACGCTCGCGTCGAGGCCGTCACCGGGTACCCGGACGGGATGCCGCCCCCGACGGCGACACTGGCGCCGTTCGTGTGCGGCTTGGATGAGTTCCAGGCCGGGTCGAAGCCGCTCCCCGAGTGGGTGCCTTGGCAATGGTCCAAGGCGCTCGGGCAGCGTGTCAGCCCCGGCGACTACATCCGCGCGTGCAAGGAGATCGCCGGCGACGGCTCCCGGCCGCAAGTGCCTGCGGGCGCGCACGCGGGCGCCGGATCTAGTGCGGACCCCATCCCTTTCTAGGCGGCGCCGTCGGGGACGTGCTGGTAACGGGGCACGCGATGTCCCGTTACCGCGAACGGTTCGACCCGAGCGCTTCGGTCGCGGATGTCGCTGAATCGCTCGGCGCGGCGGATCGGGCGCCCGACTGGGTGGTCGAAGCGTTCGAGCCGAGTACGCCCGACGGCGTGGAACTGTGGGTTCTGGGTGACGTTGTTTTTGCGGTCGCGCCTCGAACGGTGGTCCAGTTCGGGGGCGAACGGTTCGGCCCTTCTCGCGTAATAACGACGGTCTTGATGCTCGAATGGGCTGCGTGACATGGATGCGCTCAAAGACTTGTTCATCCAGATACGAGCCGTTCGCGACTGCGAGAGCGTTCGTGCGCTCCTCTTTGACTGTTGGGGAGTCGCGCAATCGAATGGCGAAGCGGCGGCCGTAATTCACGCCCGCATGCTTCTCAAAGCAATTGTCGAACACGACCGGGAGCGGCTCGCCCGGTCGGTGTTCGGTCGATGGCCCACGGAAGCGGAATTGGACCAGCGGGCTCGCATCCAATCGCGGGTCGCGGGCACACACACGGAGGCGGCATGAGCGACAATCGCGACTGGCTGATTCTCAGTCTGAAGTGGTCGAAAGGCGACTGGTTCAAGTGGTACCGCACCGCGTCCGCCGGCTACACGTCGAGTCTGCTCCACGCCGGCCGGTTCACGGAGGAAGAGGCGCGCGGCGAGCAGACGCGGTGCCCCGAACACTGCCTCGCGGTCCACATCGACCACGTCGCCAAGATATCACAGCCGCAATTGGTGCTGCTGAACGACGGGCGCACGCTGAAGAAACTCAGGCGGCTATCGAACCGAAAGGTGGGTGCCGCATGAGCGAACGCGATGCTTTCATCGCTCGCATCTGTGCCGAGCCGGATGAAGACTCGCACAGGCTTGTGTTTGCCGACTGGCTTGATGAGCACGGGGAGCCGGAGCGGGCGGAGTTCATCCGCCTTCAAATTGCCGGTGTTGCACCGGACTGGTTAGCCGAGTCGGAGTCAATCAGCCCCACGACGCACCAGCAAAAGCTACACCCGTTTGCAGTATCTGAATGGCGCCTGTGTGGGTGGAACCCGCAAATAGAGTGTGTGGCGTACCAGAGGCCTTACGACGAGACGAGCGACCGCACTGTGTTCAATGTGAAACTGTCCCGCGGCTTCGTCTCCGAAATCCACCTCCCCTGTGCGTCGTTCATCGCGAAAGGGTTCGCGGCGGACCTGTTCCGGCGGCAGCCTGTGACGCGGGTGGTGCTGACGGATAAGAGGCCCGACGAGACTCCAGGAAGTGCCGAGTCGCCAGCCTACGCCGGTCAACGCGACACATTTGATTGGTGCCGAGAATCGATGTTTGGGAGCCCCGCTGTCGTTTGGTCCTATGTCCTCCCCGATTTCGTGTACGACAAAATCAAAGAGCAGCACCCGCAACACGAAGTGACCGAAGGCAGCATTTTGGAGTTCAAGACAGAACACGAAGGGCTAGCGGCCCTGAGCGACGCGCTAGTCGCATGGGCTCGCAACCAAGCCGGTCTGCCCGCGTGGGCACCGGCGACACGGGAGGTGGTGTGATGGCTGAAGTGATTAAGAAAGAACGGATGTTCCCGCTGCAAACCAGTCGCACGGCGCCGGCCGGTCCGCGACAGATTCCGTGGAGTGTGGCTGAAGTGGCTTACGGCGAGTACACCCGCTTGTACGGGTCAAGCCAGTCCCTTGAGCGGCTCGCGGAGCGTGGCGGGTTTGGCTGGTGCGAGATGGATAGCCTGCACCCCAAATGGAGAGAGGAGGTTAACGAAATTAACTCTCTCCGCGAGCAGGTCGCCAAGCTCCAGCGGTTCAAGGACTACGTCCACAGCCGTCTTGATGCCGCCGGCGTGCCGACTGACCCTGAGTCGTCGCACAAGGCAGAGGGGTGCCGGATTGGTGGGCGATTGGATGTGCTCATCGGCGAGCGGGACCGGTTGCGGGAGTGCGTGGGCAAGATTGACGTTGGTGGCATTATCGAAAGCGTAAATGAAATCGCAAGTTTCTACGGCGACGCTGGAGACCAGTACGGTTTACCGGTCCACGATAAGCGGGCTTGGTGCGAGATACGCGACGCGATTTGGACCGACATTCGGCGCCCGTTCATAGCAGCCGAACTGCTCGCGGCGATCGAGCCGAAGACGGAGGGCGAGTGAGATGCCGAAGCGGGTTCAACTCAAGCGAACCAAGGGTTGGAAGAAACCGCCTGAGTGTGTCGTCGTCGCCAGACCGACGGTATTCGGGAACCCGTGGTCCCTCAAGGATGCCACCGCAAGCGGACTGTTTACTCCAGAGGGTGCCGCGGAGATTTGCGTCAACGAGTTTCGGGCGTGGCTCACACGCGACCAAAGCCTTCCCATTTGCCGCGAGAGCGAGATTCTCGTTCGCCTCAAGAGTCGTCGCGATGAATTGCTGAAGCACCTGCCCGAACTCAAGGGTAGGGACTTGGCGTGCTGGTGCCCGGAAGGTTCGCCGTGTCACGCGGACGTGTTGTTGGAGATGGCTAACAGGGAGTAACACCGTGGGCATCTCACCCGAGCACCCGGCTATCCAGCAAGCCCTGTCGCGGGGTCTCATCACCGGCTGCGCTGCGGTACCGAAAGCGAAGCGTGAGAAACCCGACCTCGTTGCACCCGAGCACGAACACGGGAGCCGCGATGGGGTGCGGTACTCGCGATGGCTGGTCCCACTTCACGTGGTCGCGGGGGACAACGCGCGGGGGATGCGGGCGAAAATTGGGCGGGCCGGTCACGAGCGCCGCGTTACCTCGCAGGCGCTGTCTCGCACCCTACGCGCGCTGTCGCCTTTCGCGGAATCGGCTCAGGCGGGTCACCGGGTCATCTGCACGCTGACGCGCGTGGGCGGACGCGAGATGGACTACGCGAACGTAGTGGCTGCAATGAAGTACGTTCAAGATACTGTTGCAATGTTCCTTGGTGTCGACGACGGGCCACGCGGACCTGTGCAGTGGGTCTACGACCAAAAGCCCGGTGGACCTGTGGGCGTCCGCATCCAGATACAGGCAGCATAACCGGCGCATCCGCGCGTTGCCCGCTAACGCCATCCGCTGCGTACTGATGGCGCACGAACTGATTGAGACTACGTCGGGGCGTTTGGGGTGGCGTTCTCGCAATGGCGGCGAAACTGTGCGACATGGAGGCAAATACGATGACTGACCCCACACTCGCGGCGCTGTCCGCCGCAATCGCCGCGCACCCGGACGAGCCGGTGCCGCGCGAGCAGTACAAGGACGGGCTCCAGGAGATCGCCGACGAGGGCGACGAGGATGCACGGGCGAGGTTGGCTTTTGTGCGATGTCAGGAAGCTATCCCAGCACTGAAAGCAGCCGGGCACGGCGACGCATGCGAGGTCGTAAACGGTCTCCGGAGACGCAACGGCATAGGGTCGCAAGCTCTACCGCACTGCAATGAGTGCCAAGACCTCCAGTTCTTCGAGCACCGTGAACGCGAACTACTCGCCGCCCACGAGCACGAGTGGCGGCGAATCGGGGTGTGCGAGGCGTGTGGTGGTGAAGGGAGCTGCGAGGATTGGAAGGCGCACACCTCCAGTCTCTGCCTCACATGCGGTGGCACGGGCGATGTCGGTGGTCTATTGCTACCACCACTTCCGTCGCAGGTGCTCAACACCGGCGAACACTGGCGCCACCGCGTCGACTTCGTCCGCGGGCACATCACGACGGTGTACGCGACGCTGGCGGAGGTGTTCAAGCGGCGACGATTCAAGTGCGGACAGTGCGGTGACAGCGAACCGAATCTGATGTCCGATACGTGCCCGAGGTGCGGCTCCAGCGAGTTGCAATCGCCCGGCGACTGGCACCCGACCCCGCGGGCGATGGCGTGGGTGCGGGCGTTCCCGGTGACGGGGGTGGTACTGACGGACCGGGTGCCGTACCACATCGGTTACGGGCACGCTTGGTTCAACGCGGACCGATTGCGACCCAATCTTTCTGTTCCTTCAGATTGCCAACTCCCATCTGTAATTTTCGCTGCACTACCACAAGAGCCGCACGGCGGTAGAGCCGCGAACGGACGGTATGTGGTAGACGAAAGATTTGTAGCTGAGCCCACCCGCGACCTCGCCACCGCCGCACTGTCCCGCGCCGTCGCCCAGGTACTCAGAGCGCACGTCGCACGTCGCACGGGAGGTGGTAGCGATGAAATGTAGACGAACCGATTATGAGGACAAAAGTATCGTGTGGCGCCACTGCATGCGGTGTGGGTACAGATGGTTGGGTTGGGCCATCGTCTACTCCGAGTTGTGTAGCGGGTGCCGACGGAAGGACGCTGAGGCGGTCGCACAAACAATAATAGATACCGCTGAGGTATCGCACGAGGCCAAGGAATGACCGTTCCCGCCCACGTATACGCTGCCGCCGTCCGAGCCTACACCCTCGCGTCTACCGACCTGTTCGCCGACGATGAGGCCGTGCGACTGTGGGCACGCGAGCGCTGGCCGCAAGTGGACGTGGACAACGGCTGGCCGTGTCAGGTCGTGTTCTGGGTGATGAGCATTGCCGCACAAGATGGGCACGGGTGAGGGTGCCAAGTTACCCCGGTGGGTGAGAAGATAGGCGTGTATGTCTGAGCCCGTTCCAGCCCTGACACCTCAGCAGCAGCGGTTCATCGAGGAGTACGCGAAGGACAAGAACCAAGTTCGCGCTGCCCTCGCTGCCGGTCTGTCAGATAGCTATTTTGCTGCTGCTCAAGCCGCGCGCGCGCTCCTCAAAAACCCTCAAATCCGCAACGCCGTTAAACACGTATTTCGTGTACAAGCGAAGCGTTTGAAGATGGAGATTCCCGACGTCATTCGGGAATGGGCGATTCTCGGTAAGTCTGACCTCGATGACTACGAGTTGACTGACAAGGGGCGCATCACGACTCGCCCGGGTGTACCCCGAAGCGCGCTTCGGGCGGTCAAGAAGGTCAAAATCACACGCACCGAAAAACTGACCGGGCGCGGCGACTCGCAGGAACTTACCGTTGAGTACCGGGCGGAAATTGAACTGCACGCGAAGGAAGGTCCGTTAGCGAAGTTGCACGAACACTTGCACGGTGTGTTGCCGGGCGAAACGAAAGGTTCGGGGGTGTCAGTTGAACTGGCTACGCGAATCCTTGCCAGCATCGGTACTCGAGGCGCTGACGTTGGAGGATCTGGAGGCGGTGCGGTCCCAGACGCCGTGGGCGCCGAACCCGGGACCACAGAGCCTTGCGTACCTGAGTGACGCGGACGAGTTGTATTATGGCGGTGCGGCAGGCGGTGGCAAAACGCAGCTCGCGATCGGTCTCGCAATCACCGCGCACCGCGATTCGCTCATCTTGCGGCGCCGCGCGGTGGATGCCAAATCGCTCTCCAAAGCCATCAAAGGCCTCAACTGTGGCTCATGGAAGTGGAACGGCAGTGGGGGCGAGTTGCGTACCACAGATGGTCGCACGGTCGAAGTAGGCGGGTGCGAACACATCGGCGACGAGAGCAAGTACCAAGGTAACCCGCACGACCTGATTGTGTTCGACGAACTCCCGCACTTCGCGGAGTCGCAGTACACGTTCATTATCGGATGGAACCGCCCGCTCGACCCGCGTAAGAACCCCGACCAGCGGTGCCGCGTAGTATGCCCTGGAAACCCGCCCACCGACCCTGAAGGTGAGTGGGTGCTGCGTCGGTGGCGCGCGTGGATGCCCGGCGCCGAGCGGCCCGCCAAGCCGGGCGAACTGCGCTGGTACACGACCATTGCGGGCGAAGAAATCGAGTGCGAGACGGGCGCGACCATAATTCACAAGGATGTCGCGTACACGCCGCGCAGCCGCACATTCATCCCCGCGCGGCTCGAGGACAATCCCGACCTGATGCGGACGGGTTACGCGGCGACGCTCGAATCGATGCCCGAGCCGTTGCGGTCGATGCTCCGGCACGGCGACATGATGGCGTCGCGCCAGGACGATCGGTGGCAACTCGTGCCGACCAAATGGGTTCACGAAGCGAACAAGAGGTGGCTAGCGCGAAAGGACAAGCCCGGTACGCTCCGCTCGCTGGGCGTAGACGTCGCGATGATGGGTGCGGACCAGACCGCGATTGCGGTTCGGCACGGCGAAAAAGAACCCGAGCGCGGCGCTACCATAGGGCGCATCGTGAAGCGCAAGGGCAAGGACACGCCGGACGGTCAGGCAATCGTGGCACTGCTCATGAGCACAAGTTGGGGCGAAGATGGCGAGCAGAAGTGCCAGACGAACATTGACGCTATCGGCATCGGCAAGAGCGCTGTGGACGTCGCGAAGGTGATGGGGCTGAAGAACATTAATCCCATTGTGGTGTCAAACTCCTCTCACTGGCGCGACCCGCGGTTTCCCGCAATGAAGTTCATGAACGTGCGCGCTGCTATGATGTGGCGCGTGCGTAGTCTGCTCGACCCGGAAGGCGGGCCGCCCGAAACGCGACTCGCACTGCCGCCCGACCCGGAGCTGATGGCAGACCTGACCGCCCCGCGGTATTCGATGAAGGTGGGCGGACTCGCGGTCGAATCAAAAGAAGACATCCGTGAGCGTATCGGGCGATCTACGGACGTGGGGGACGCGGTGGCGCTGGCGTGCTGGGTGCAGGCTCAACCAGTGGTCGCGATTGTGTAGGGGGTGCTGGGATGAGCGCGAACGCGGTCCGATTGCATGGCTACATTTCCGTGGTTGTCGCTGCGCACCCCACAGCGACTTGCATTCGCTGCGAGTATTCCAAGCGATGGTACGTTGTATTGCCGGGCGGCGTGCCCCTGAGTGATTACGCGGACACGCCGTATCTCGCGTGGAAGAGTGCGGCAAAGAGGATGCCCAATGACCGACCTTGACCGCCTACTCGCTGCGGTACTCGCGCACCCGGACGAGGACACGCCTCGCCTGATGTACGCCGACGAACTCGATGCACAGGGGCAGCACGAGCGGGCGGAGTTTATTCGGCTCCAACTCGGTCCTGACCCGATGTGTGTTCGAGTCAGGGACTTGTGTGAACAGTACCAGCAGAAGTGGTTTCTTGGCCCCCGACCGTGGGATCGGATTAAAGGCGCTTGGGTGTCTGATTTTCAGTGGTACAATGGGCAAACCCCAATCGGTGAAGTATCTCGCGGATTCGTGTTCAAGTTTATCGGGTCAGCGGATCATTGGCTCACCCGCGCCGACGCCATCCTCGCGCAGCACCCCGTGCGCGAGGTGAGGCTGACGACGATGCCGGAGGTTAAGTTCGAGTACATGGGCGGGGATGTGCCTCGTTTCGTCCATTTGCCCGGGCGATACTCTCAGAAAGTGCCTTGTTTTTCCGGATGGACCGCACGGGGGTATGCTAGCACGGCTCTTGAGGGGGCATGGCCCGACATCAAGTTCGAGTTGCCGGGGTCTCGCGTCGAGCGATTTGATGAACTAAACGAAATGCTTCGGCGCATTCGCGATGCGGCCCCATCTGTAGCGACATAGCCCCGCAAGTTCCCCCATAGCCCCGCAAAATCGGGGCTATGGCAGGCACCAGCCTATTCCCAGAGCCGTACCGCGAGCCCGAGCGCGACCCCGTGCAGTTGCAGCAGGGCTCGCTCTACTTGTATAGTGTCCGTCACCCGCCGCCCGGTTCGTGGACCGATAACCGACTCGAACAAGCCAACCACTATCGCGGGCTCATCTTCCTCGCGCTCGACGCGGTGCAGGAAGCGATTGCGTCGGCCGCCGTGTGCTGCGAGAAGCAACAGCGCCGCGACCGGACCACGTTCGGCGCTGGTGCCGTCAGCTACGTCAAGGCGCTGTCTGAAACGGGCGGCGCTGGTAGCGACGAGGACTACGCACCGGTACACGACCACCCACTCGCGGAACTCATCAACTGTCCGAACAAGCACGACACGTTCGGCTCGCTGCTCAGTTACGGGACGATGCAGTGGGGACTCACGGGCAACGGACCGTTTTGGTTCGTCCCGGGCAAAAATCACAACCGACCCGTCGAGCTGTACCCGCTCGTTGAGCCGCTATTGCAAGTCAACAGCGCGCCGAGCCTCCAATATCCGGAGGGTTCGTGGCGCGTCACGCCGTATTACCCGAACGGGACCGGGTGGGCCTACGGCGGGTTGGCGAACCGGGTCGCGTACAGTGCGATTCTGCCCGGCGCCGAAGTGCGCAAGATGCAGTCCCCGCACCCGCTCACCCGCACCGATGGGTACTCGCGCCTGACCGCGTGCGGCGTGCAGTTCGACATCATGGAGGCGATCGACAAGAGCCGCCACGCCGCGTTCATGCACGGCACGCGCATCGGCACGCTAGTGCAGTTGCCACCGGGCATGGGCGAGGATGCGGTTCAGGCGGTCTCGGCGCAGTTCACGCAAAAGTACGCAGGCGCGGACAAGGCGGGCATTACCGCGGTTGTCAGCGGAACGCCCGACGGCAAGAACGGGCTGGACGTCAAACAGCTTAACGAATCACCCCGCGAGATGGACTACGCGCAGTCGTGGGAACAGGCGGTCAAGTTCGTTCTCGCCGCGTTCGGCACCCCGCCGTCTATCACCGGGCTGAATCCGTCCACGGGGTACGCGGAGTTCTATGCGGCCCAGACGCAGTTCCACTACCGGCTCTCGCAACTAGCCCGGCGGTGGAGCGACTTCTTCACCCGCACACTCGCCTGGCCGTGGTCGCGGCGGCGCGGCGAGTACCGCATCAAAATCGAGGTACCGAAGCCTCGCAACGACGAGGCGAAACAACAACTCGTGCTGCAACTCGCGCAAATGGGCGTGATGCTCACGAACGAGGTAAGGCAGTTCGCGGACCTCAAGCCCGTGCGGTACGGCGACCTCCCGCCCCCGCTGTTCGTGCAGAAGATTCAGGGCGAAGAGTTCCCGGAGTCGGTGCAGCAGCCAGGCATGCCGAACGACGTGGACGGCGCCACCCTGCCAGATGCGGAGGGGGCAGAAGACCGGCCCGCAGACGACCAGGGCGACGAGACGCAGAACGCCGTGACCGCGGCGGCGCTGGAGACGCTCGGTGTGCCGCAGGACGACCAAGGCGACGACAGCGTGCAAAAGGCGATGCGACAGAAGCGGCAAGAGGGGCAGGTATGGACCGGCAATGACGGGCTCAAATACACGAAGCGCAACGGCAAAATCATCCTCGCTCCGCACCCGGCGGGCGCTGACGGGCGGTACCCGTCGCGGCACGACGGTGCGACTTACGCGAACGAGGGCGACCGCGACAGTGACGACCGCCACTTTGCTCGCGAACGGCGCGGCGCGCAGAACCAACTCGACAAGGTTCGTGCCGCTCTTACCGACGCGATGAAGCGGCACGACGCCAAGCAATCGCACATCGAGCAATTGCGCCAACAACTCGCCGCGGCAACGAAGCGGTCGAACCGGGCACAGGCGAAGCTAGGCCGCCCCGAAGCGAACGCAGTCGCGCAACCCGTATCGCCACCCGCACCCGCGAACCACGACCGCCTCGCGTCGGCGCTGCTCAATGGGCAGCCCGCGGTGCGGCTGTTCACCGCGGGCAACGGCCCCGTTCAGGGGCACACAATCCGCGACGGCGCGGGCTTGCAGCGGTTCGTCGCGGCGGGCGGCGTGCTGCCGGATGTGGTGTACCAGCGCGCCGCGCAGAAGGTGCAGGCGACCACGCCACAGGCTCAACAGACGATCTCTACCGCAGACCAATGGGCGGCGACGCAAGCAAACCGCCACGCCGACCGCGTTGCCCAGCACTTCGGCATTACGCGCGAACGCGCCCACGCGCTGCTCGTTAGCGCGATTCGAGCGACGGCGGCACACGCGGCGAAGAACGGCGGCGCGATGCCGAACGTGACCATTCGCGACAAGCAGACCGGGAAGACCGCGAAGCTGTCCGCGAAGCCGAAAGGTCCGACGTCAGGCGCGCCACCGAAACCGAGCAACCCCGCGGGCAAGGGCAGCCTGCCTGAGCGACCGCAAGGCGCGCGGGTCAGGAAGGGCGTGCGCCCGGAGTTCGCGGCGCTGGTGGCGAAACTAACTCAGAAGGGGTGATGGGATGATGCAGATTTTGGTATGGACACCGCCCACGAGCGGAACCGCGAAGATTAGCTACACCGTACGGTTCGATGCGTGTTCGCTCGCATTCGACGAGAAGGGCAAGCCGACGGGCTATCTCGTTCGCCAGGAATCCATCGGTCCCGACCACCCGCTAATCAGCCGGCACCACTCGGCGGTTGTGTTGCCTTTTGAGCAGTGCGAGTACCGGTTGCAGCCGAGTGAGTCCGAACAGGCATCAATTGAGGAAGTGAGACGTGCTCTGAAAGCGGACATTGCGAACGGATTGTTCCCACATGTTGCGAAGCCTTGCTCCGACTGCGGCTACCGCCCCGGCGATCGCGGTGCCGTAGCAACGGGCGGCGAATCCGATGCCCCCGACTCGTATGACCCAGGAGACGGGCAGGATCATGAGGCCGCAGACGAGCCGGACGAATACACACATTTCGCGGGCACGGTCGTCTCTGGGGGCGGTGCATACGAGGTGTGGGGTAAACACGAAGTAGACCAAGACCAGTTGGCTGCGTGCTTCCGTGACATCGCGGGCAAGCAATTCATGTTCGCTTCCCCTGACTTCGAGTTGGTAAAGGTGGGCGACTGATGAGCAGCCTGAAGCAACTCCGCAAAGCCCTCAACCTGTCGCGTGACGAGGTGGCGTTGTTCCGCAGTGCCCTCGATACCGCGCGCGAACAAGGCTCGCTGGAGACGCTGCGCATCGTCAAAGGCTGGGACGAGCGTAAGCACCCGCGCGGGCAACCGGACAACGCGGGTCAGTTCACCAGTGGGGAGCGGGCGCCGCTGTTCGAGTTGAGCGATGAGGACGAGCCGGATCACAGCGAGATTCACGACAAGTGGAGCGACGAAGACAGCGCCATTGAGTCGGGGCGAGAGCAGGAACGTGAGGCTCGCGACCAGAAGCACGACAAAGCCCGCGAACGCGACCGCGAGGACGCCCAAGACCGCTCGGTTGAAGGCTGGCGCAGCGACGATAAGCGGATCGTAAAAGAGCGTCAAATCGAGGACGAGAATCGCGAATGGGCGCGGGTCCGCGAGGACGAGAAGGCGTTCGCGCGCATCCGCAGGGAAGTCACACGGGACCGCGAAAGCGAGTCGACTGCCGCGAGGCGAGTGAGGGACAAAGCGCTTGCGACGATCGACCGCGAGTACAAGCAGCGCGAAGAGGAAGTCTTCAAACTGGACAACAGCGAAGAAACGGGAGAAGACCCGCCCGCGGAATATTACAAGCAGTTAGACGCCCTCGAAAAATGGCACGAGCAGCGTCTCAGTAAAGCCGAAAAAGAGTACGAAAAGGCAACCGAGGCGATTGACGAAAAGTACGACGGCGAGTTCGCCAGCCGGCACGAGGAGTACCGCGACCAGCAAGACGCGGCACGTCGAGCCGAAGACCAGCGGATTAGCGACGCGCGCCAGAAAGAGGATGACGAACTTGAGGCGCAGCGCGACGCGGACCTTGAATCGTTCGGCGAGAAGTACGATGAGGAGACCGAGCGACTCCGCGCCGAGGTGCACGCGAAGCACGACGCCGACCACGCGCGCCGGGACCGCGACCGATACCACGCGCGCCGCGAATCCCACCCGGACGCGCACGCAGCCTACTACACCGACGACGACCACAAGCGGCACCGTGGCAAGCTGAAAGCCTTCAACCCCGCCCAACCGCGAGACGACGCTGGGCGCTGGTCCGGCAGCGCGCACAAGCCCACGCACAACCTGACCGACGCTCAGCGCAGCACGCTGAAACAACTGGCACTGCTGTTCCCCGATGGCGTCCACCACCTGCTCGACGACAGCGGCCGGGTGAGTGACGCCGCACTGGGTGTGTCGGCGGACCAGACCGAGTCGGCACTGCGCGAGCAGATCGACCAGCACCGCGCCGCGTGGCACGCGGTCAACGACAAAATTAACGACGCGCTCCGCGAGGTACAGCGCACCGAGGACATCGACACCGCCGACGAGCTGCTCAACCGCGAAATCGAGTACACGCTGTTCCGCAGCGAGTTTGACGGGTTGCGCGACAACGAGGCGACGGTGGGTATCGCGGATGCACTGGATGCGGCACAGAACAGCGAGTTCCCGAGCCACCCGATTCTGCCGTGGGACTTGCACTTTGCACGCGACCCAGAGCAGGAGATTCCCGAGACGGGTCACGAGTCGCTTGCGGCGCAGGCGGACGACTACGCCCGTGCCGTGGACGAACACAAGGCACGACTTGAAGAACTGGTGGCCCGCACCGAGGGCACACGGGAGCAAGCCGAGCGCGAGAGCGCGAAGTTTCGCGCCGAGCAGCGCCAGCACCTCGAGCGCATCGCGGGAGAGTGCGCGAAATCGCTGGAGGCGGCGGGAGTGGGCGAAAGTCGTGGTCGGGTGGAAGACTTGGCGGCGCGAGTTGCGGGGCTGCTGACGCACTTCCCGCCGAGCGAGCAAAAGGCTGTCCGCAAAGCAGCCGCGCATGCCCCCAAAGGTGGTGTGACGATCGGCGGGAAAAAGTATGCTGGCGGCGAATTCATCCCAGCACACGTCATGGCGGAGGCGACCGAGGAAGAGAAAGAAAACGTAGAAGGTGCTCAGGAGCCAGAAGAGGAGTGGGATGGCGAAATCGACCAGGACGCGGTGAACAGTGCTAATACTCCATATTCGGACCGGAACATTGCTCAGTGGTCTAACGAGGACGGCGAGAAGCACGAAATCTGGGTCGAGGAGGGGCGGTACACCCCTCCCGGGGAAGACGAAATGACCGTGTATCGGTTCATCTCGTTCGACTCAAATGATGACCGTGAACAAGAAGGGGAGTGGGTTGCCGAGCGTGACGACGCCATTCGCGAGGGTAAGCAGTACGCGAGAAATAACCACGAAGAGACGCGCGACCCCGAAGACAGCGATATCGAGGATGTGAACGGGCAGGATTGGGGCAATCGCGAAACGATTGGTAATTACACGACTGAAGATGGTAGCGAGCGAACGGTGCGGCTCGAAGAGGGCACGTTCGACTTTGGCGGCACCGAACACGAGTGCTACCGCTGGACGACCCGCCGCGACGAAGATGGTGAATGGACCTTGGATCGTCGCCAAGCCGTGCGAGACGGTGAAGCTTATGCCGAAGAGAATCATCACGAGCCAGAAGAGGGAGGCGAGGACGAAGATGATTCACCAGACTACAGCGATGTTTCTGGTGGTGCGCCAGTAGACCTAAAAGAACTACCACCGCCAACCAAACGCGAGGTGACTCTGGGTGAGGAAAAGCAAGCCAAGAGCGCCGCGAAATTTGAGATGGGCAATGTCGATACGGAACAAGCGGATCACTTAATCAGCACAATTTTTGGTGCCAAGTCCGCCGAAGCAGGTCGTGCTGCGCTAGTCGCGTCTCTCGGAATGCCCGACGATGCAACTGTGCGAGTAACATACGCGGGTGATTACCAAAAATTGTTCTCTGACGATATGCCCGCGGATGGTGCGCAGGGCGTGCGAATTTCAGTGGATCACCCCAAGATGGGTCGCGTCTTTCGCTTCGTTGGGGTAGACCACGAGGGTAAGCGTTTCATTCGGAACGAGATTATTGAAATCAAGGCGGCGCACCAAGGCGAAGGGCTTGGCGCTGAGATTTTTTCAAAACAAGTCGAGGCGGCAGCCGAATCAGGTATTGACTACATCGCAACGCACGCCGCAGGCAGTTCGGGCGGTTCGATGAACGGGTATTACACGTGGCCGCGATTCGGTTACAATCAAGGCTTAGACGACTCCACTGCACTCGGGCGAAAGGTTCTGGCTAAGTTTCCAGATGCGCAATCGGTTCTCGATGTGATGACAACTCAAGAGGGGAGAGACTGGTGGAAGGAAAACGGAAGCGACCTGTACAAAGCGAGGTTCGACCTGACACCGGGAAGTCGGTCCCTCGCAATTCTGAGCGCGTACCAGCAGGAACGCGCGAAGAAAAAGGGCACGAAGAAATCGACCTTTCGCCCAACGACGAAGCGGCCCTTGATGCCGCGTGGGAGCGGCTCGAAAAGCAAAACAAAGAGTAATTGATTGTAAAAACACCCTCGATACTCGAGGGTGTTTTCATTTTCACCCCTGCATCACTTCCCGCAGTCGCTCCGCACTCACCCCGAATTTGGTCGCCACCAGATCGTAATCCGCGTCCGTGTGCAGTGACCGGCACAGCCGCAGATGATCGAGCGTCGCCACCTCGCACGCGAGCCACGCGGCCAGGGTCGCGTCATCCCACTGGCGACGTGCGGCGAATACGTGCAGGTAGTGGCCGAGGAAGAACGAGCCGGTGAGCACACGCGGATTGGTGGCGAGCCGGTGGAATGCGACGGGATCGGGTGCGGACATGGGAGCCTCCTGTGTGGGGTACACAGAGAGTTCCGGGCCGCGGGCGAAGTGCGACAAATCAGGCGGGATTATTTTCCGGGCGACGTTGTACCCACACGACCGTGTGGGTACAGTGGCAATTTACGGAGGGATCATGCCACCAAAACCACGCAAAAAGAAGCCGTCCCAGGGGCGCCCGGACCGCGGGACCAAGGCGAGCAAATACCGCCTCACGGATGACACCCTCGCGAAGATCGCGGACATCGCGGCGCACATCGGCAGCGTGAGCCAGGCAGAGGGTGTGCGATACGCAGTAGATCGCACGCACCGCGAAATATGCGGCGGTGAAAACCCTGCGATTTCTAGCGATTCCGAGAAATTTGGAAATTAACCGCCAACTCGTATTGACCGTGTGGCCACACGGGTGTAATATTACATCACAAGGCCGACGCAGATACCAAACACCGAACCGAGGAGCGACGATGAAAGGCTTTATCCGAGTGTGGGGCGGCGAATTGAGCGAAACACAACAGTGCGAGATCGACAGCCACGGCAATTTCTGCGGCGGGGCCGAAGTGCCCGATCAGGGCGAAATCGAATCGCAGATCACGAGTGGGCAACGGAGCGGCAAGACGGAATCGGGCGTGCGGTGGGAATATCGCTGATTCACACGGGTGCTGAGCGGCATCGGGGAGCCGGCAGCACCACTCACGCGAGGTCACACCGGCCCGCGACAAAGGGGGATGAGACGATGTACCAGATCAAGTGCGAATGCGGTTATGAGATTCGGGTCATCGGCAAGGGCGAAAATGGGTTGTGCAAGGTGGTCAAGGCTGACAGCAACCACGAGGCATTCAGCGGCACCTACGCCCAGTGCGAGAAGTGGCTGAGCGACCGCGGCGTTAAGACCCTGATGTCGAAGTAGCCCCACACCCCGGCCAGTGGCACTCGCCGCCACGGGCCACGCTCACCCAACACAGGAGCCTCGCGTGGGTCCGCTACTGCTCGACCGGCTCGTCAATCTCGACCGGTACATCACCGACGACCTGCCCTCACTCACCGCGGAGGGCGAGCCGGCCGAATGGCTCACACTCGCGAACGACGGGGAGCCGGTGACGATCCGGCTCAACGGTCGCCTGGGCGCGCTGCTGTGCTTCACGTCGGCCACCTGGACCGACACCGAATTGACCGCGGCTGTGGACGCGGTGCGGATGGCCGGCTGGCCCGGTATCACCGGGGTCAAGGGCGCGCATCGGGACACAATCGAGTTCGCGCGGGCGGCGGGCACCGTGGTGCTGCTCGACGCGCCACTGGCCTGCATCGTCCACGTCGTGGGGATTGAGATCCGCGACTGACCGCCACCGAGTCTGTCACTGACACCGCGGCACCTGCGTAGAGTGGGGCCGCTTGCCGAGGAGAACGACCGATGATCGTGCGATACATGCGGCCCGACGAGTCGCCGTCCGCCGTCACCTACGCCATCGAGTTGGACCGCCCCACCCGAATCGATCCGGACGGCTCGCGCTGGTGCGAAATCGACCCCGAGCCGCACCCAGGATCGGGCAAGCCCGCAGTAATGGGCGCCCCAGTGGACGACTACTGCCCGCGCCTCGACGGTCCGCTCCCGGGTTGACTCGCCGCCACGGGCACAAACGCAGCGTCCCGCGGGGATCGATCCCCGCGGGACGTGGTCATTGAACCCCATATCTCCCCCAAGCAAGTTCCCCCGGCTAGCCCCATTATCGGGGCATGGCACGCCGCTCCACCCCCGCACAACTTCACCGCACCCGGTTCGAGACCGTCGTCAAGGCGGTCGCGTCCGACGACTCGTTCTCGGTGGTGTCGGTGCTCACGTACCCCGGTGCCGACCGCGCCGGGGACGAGGTGGTCGCGGACGGGCTCGACTTCACCCCGCACCAGCGCAACCCCCGTGTCGACCTCGAGCACGGGCTGCACCCGGACGTCGGCCGTCAGACGGTCGGCTGGGCGCACACCAAACTCGGGCGCCCGGGCGGTACGTACACGGTCACCAAATCACTGCTGGACGTGCCGAACCACGGCAAGCAACTCCTGCCCGTAGCCACGACGCATTTCGACCGCGACGACCCATTACAGCGCCAAGTGTACCTGATGGTGCGCAAGGGCGCGCTGCCCGCGGTGTCGCTGGAGTTCGAGCCGGACTGGTCCAAGGCGATCGCGCTCGGTGACTCGCCGATCGAGCGCCGCAAGGCGTTCCGCTTCGGTGCCGCGAAGGTGCGGCTATACACGATTTGCGCTGAGCCCGTGTGCCAGGGCGCCCAGACCATTCTCAAGAGCCTGCCCCCGCAATTGGAACCGCTGCTCAAGGTGCTGCGCGACGGCACGATTGAGGGCGAGCGATTGCATCCGCACATCCTCAAGAGCCTCGCCCGGTACACGCCGTCCAAAACGGTAGTTGCTGTAAGTGGTGCGGAAGTGCCTTCCTCTATCGCGAAGTCGCACCAGCCCTTTCACGGCCCCTACTCGCAGGATTCGTGCCCGGAGTGCGGAGAAGCAGCAAAAGCCACATGCCGTTGCATCCGGAATGACCGCTGGTGCAAAAACGGGCACACGTGGGAACGACTGACGGACGGCACGCCAGTGCTGCTCGATGGTGGGCACGGCAAGGTCATCAAGAGTTACAGCGGCGACACGCTCGAGCAGGCTGAAGCCAAGCGAAAGAGTTTCAGCAAATTCTTCGGGAACAAAGCCATGCCGCAACCCCAGGACCAAACGGCGACCAAATACGACCCCACGCCCACCGATGACCCGAACGCGATGGGCGACGACGCGACGGGTCAGGACGCGAGCGGTCCCGCACTGGGCGGTATCAGCGCGCTGTACAGCGCCGCACAGGGTGCCGTGGGCATCGCGGACCAGCTCGAATCAGACATGCAGACGTCGGATTCGCCGCAGTTGCGCAAGTTCGGACGCGAGGCGAAGCAGAAGATCCTCGCTTTCGCACAAGAGATGAAGGGCATGGCGGACAAGCACCACGCCACGCTCGACAGCGACGGCGGGGAGATGGGGGACGACTTCGAGGACGACGACAGCGAAGACGGTGACGATTCGGAACTCGAAGAAACGGGCGCCGACGACACCGACACCGAGGGCGACGAGAAGCCGCCCGTCAAGAAAAAGAAGCCGAAGAAGCCCACGGACATGTCCCGCGACGACGAGGGCACGCTCAAGGCGGTTCCGCCGCAGTACCGCGAGGTGCTCAAGGCCGTGGCGCCCCGGCGGTACAGCCTCCGCGAAGTCACCGACGGAATCGAGGCGGCACAGCAACAGGCGATTGCCGCGGCGCAGGCGACCAAGAAGGCGACGCCGGTGGTCACGCCAGAACCGGAAGAGGAAGACGCCGAACTGCAAGAGTTGCTCGCGGACGTGTCGAAAGCTCGCCGTCATTTGAAGCAAACTCGCCGCAACTACACGTGAGCCAAATTACTGCCCCTTAACCCCGGAGCAATCCGATGTCGGCACTCGATGAAGTTAAGCAGGAACTCCGGAACGCTAAGGAGGAACTGCGCAGGGCCCAAGAGGTCATCAAAAAAGGCGCGATGGAACCCGCGGAGCACACCCGGCTCATCGCGGACGCCATCACCAAGTCGCTGCCCGCGCAAGTGCGCGACCCGAACGCGGACCCATACGGGTTCAAGAACCACGCCGAGTTCTTAAGCGCCGTCATGAAGGCGACCAACAACCCCGGCGTGAACATGGACCGGCGGCTGTTGCCGCTGTGGTCCGGGAACGTCGGTAAAGCCGAAAGCGAGTTCATCCTCAAGGCGGTCGGCTCGGACGAGGCGCGCACGAACTCGGACCCCTACGGCGGGTTCCTGCTGCCGACCACGTACAGCCCCGACTTCCTGAAAATCGACCCGGAAAACGACCCCATCGGGTCGCGCACTCGCAAGGTGCCGATGGGCAGCGCGATTGTGAAAATCAACGCGCGCACCGACAAGAACCACACCACGAGCGTGTCGGGCGGGCTCACGGTCACGCGGCGCCCGGACACCGTGGCCGCGACCGCGAGCCAGATGCAGTTCGAGCAAGTGGTGCTCGAAGCGCACGATCTGTTCGGGCTGAGCTACGCGAGTGAAAACCTGCTCCGCGATTCACCGGTGACGTTTACCGCACTGCTGAGCGCCGGGTTCAACGACCAGTTCACCTACCACCTCATCAAAGAGCGGCTTTACGGGACCGGGGTGGGTGAGTTCCTCGGCATCCTGACCGCGCTCGATTCGGGGAGCCTCGGACCGACCGTGGTCGTGTCGAAGGAGAGCGGCCAGCTGGCCGACACCATCCGCTACGAGAACGTGCTCAACATGCGTGCCCGGTGCTGGGGGTACAGCAAAGCGGTCTGGCTCGCGAACCACGACACCATGCCGCAACTCATGCTGCTCAACCAGGCGGTGGGCACCGGCGGGCAACCGATGTGGCAGCCGTCCGCACGGGAAGATCACCCCGACATGTTGCTCGGGCGCCCGCTGTTCTTCACCGAGTACGCGAAGACCCTGGGCGACTCGGGCGACCTCATCCTCTCGAACTGGGAAGAGTACCTCGAGGGCACGTTCCAGCCCATGCAGTCCGAAGAGAGTATCCACGTGCGGTTCGTGAACCACGAGCGCGCGTTCAAATTCTACATGCGGAACGCGGGCATGCCGTGGTGGAAGGTGGCCCTCACCCCGACGTACTCCGCGAACAAACTCTCGCCGTTCGTCGTGCTCGAAGCCCGCTGATAACCCCGCGGGGCGCAACCGCCCCGCGTTTCTCCCCGCTTACACCCAGACACGAGGTTCCCGATGGCATCAGCGGTTACCACGCAGCACATCGCCAGCAACATGGCGCTGCTCAGTTACGACCACGACCCGGGGAGCACGTCGGCGGTCATCACCAGCCCGGACGGGGGCACCACGAAGCGGGTCGTGCCGCTCGCGCTCTACGAGTGGTTCGGCGTTGCCGCGATGACGAGCGTGTCCGCCTCATCGTCCGGTATCACGAAAGTCGAAATCGTCGGCTGCACCGACTCCACCGGGGCGAACCCGACGGTGGTCGTGGACAGCGGCACGGTCGCGGCGGACGCGGTCGGCGACTTCGTGTTCGTGGAGTGCCAGGCGTCACAGGTGAAGGAGGTCGGGGACGCGGCGGGGCTCACGCTCACGCACGTGGCGGCCCGGCTCACTTGCTCGAACTCGGGCGACGAGGCCGTGGTCACGTACCTGCGGCTCCGCCCGAAGTTCCCGCAGAAAGACCTCACGACCAACGTCATCAGCTAACGGTGATTCGTGGCGAACGACAACAAGAAGCCGCAACCCGCACCCGACCGCATCGAACAACTCGCGGGCGCGCTATTCGTGCAGCGGTGGTCCAAGGACACCGGCCGCACACCGGATTACGTGGCGGGCGAGTGCATCAGCGCCGCCCGCGCGTTCTACCGCACCTGGGACGAGCAGAACCAACCCACACAAGCACCGCCCGGCTAACGGGCTCACGAGGTGAACCATGCCGACGCGAGGCTTGAATACCGCGGACCGGGTCGCACACTATGACCCGCTCATTAACCCCACGTTCCAGACGGGCACCTGGAAGTCGTGCCCGCTCCTCGAGTGGCTTCACGATCAGAGCGTGGGGGTGATGCTGAACGACCAGTTCACAACTTACAACGCCGCCGCGACGACCGGCGACTGGGTACTCACGCAAGCGGCCGCGGGTACGGGAGCGATTTCCACCGCCGCGCCGGGCGTACTCGAACTCGACTGCAACAGCACCACCCAGGGGCAGGGTGCGCAAATCCAGCGCGCCAAGTCCGCGTTCGTGCCGGCCGCGGGCAAGGACATCTGGTTCGAGACCAAAATCAAGATCGTGGACACCTTTGACAAGGTGCAGTTCTTCGCCGGGCTCGCCGAAATCGACACCACCATCATCGGTTCGGGTGCGATTTCCACCGCGAACCACATCGGCTGGCTCGGTGCCGCCTCCAACGCGGGCGTACTGTCCTTCGCATCTGCGAAGGCGTCGGCCGCAACCACGAAGACCGGCACCACGCTCGCCGAAGACACTTACGTCAAACTCGGGTTCCGGGTCAACGGCGTGACCAGTGTGGACCAGTACGTTAACGACGTACTCATCAACTCCACCGTGCTCACCGCGAACATCCCAATCGTCGCGCTTTATCCATCGTTCGTGTGCCAGACCGATGGGACTAACGACCCCATCATGCACATTGCCGGGTACCGCGTATTCCAACTTCGGTAAGGGGTCGTGATGCAGTACGTTACCCCGTTCACGTCCGCCGCTCGTACCACCACCGGGAACAGCGGCGATCTATCGAACAAGCAGCACCGCGGGCTGCACTTGGTCATCGACGCGACGGCGGCGACATCGACGCCGTCGGTCGTGTTCACGATCCAGGGCAAAGACCCGGTCAGCGGACAGTATTACACCATCCTCGCCAGCGCCGCTATCACCGGCGTCAGCACGACCGTTCTCCGCGTCTATCCCGCACTTACCGCAGCGGCAAACGCAACAGCGAACGACGTGCTCCCGCAGACGTGGCGTGTACTGGCAACGCACGGCAATGCGAACAGCCTGACGTACAGCGTCAGCGCCTGCCTCATCAACTAGCCCCCGCACGCCCGCCCGGCGCCGTTCCCGCCCGTGTCACCCCCACGGAGGCGCCGCGGCGGGGCTTTTGCTGAACTCCCCCGAAGACGCGAGCCGATGTAGAATGTGGTGAGTGTGACAGGCTTTTCCGCGGACGCCCTGAGAAGCTCGCGGATAGGCCGAACGAGCCTCCTTGTAGTTGATCCCTCCCGTGTTGCTTTGGTCGGTACTGCGGGAACGAATCAACGAAACCAACAGCCCACCGACTACGAACGGTGGGCTGTTGTGTTTAAGCCAGTTCCCCCGCCGTGCCCCAATCTGGGGGTATGGCTCTCATCGACGCGAATACGTGGAGCGCGTTCACCGGGCAATCCCCGTCCGGCGACGACCTCACCGCGCTCAGTGCGTGGTGCGCCGGGGTCAGCGCCGCCATTGCCAAGAAGATACTCCCCTTCGTCGCCGAACCGCTCACGGTCACCGACTTCATCTGCGACGCGCCACTGAGTCTCGACCTCGTGCTCCCTCGGCGCCCCATCCGCAGCGTCACGAGTCTGTACCTGAACTGTGGTGCCGGCGGCGATCCGAGCCGGTTCACGAGTGCCGACCTGCTCACCCCAGGCACCGATTACGTGCTGTGGGTGGACGACCCGGAGAACCAGTGGGCGGGCAGCGGCATCATCCGCCGTGTCAACACGGTGTGGGGCGCTGAGTGGCGGCGCTACCCGCACACACTCGCAAGCGTGCTAGGCGGCTCACGCGGCGCCGTAAAGGTCACGTGCGAGGTCGGAACGCTGTCGGTGCCGGAGGACATTCAGAGCGCCGCGGTCGCAGCGGTGACGTTGTTGATGAACCGGCGCAAGACCGGGGCGCCGACGAACAGCGAGTCGTGGAATGGATACAGCGTTGGGTACTCGGCGCCGTTCACCGCGACGGCGGCCGTCAATTCGCCCGACGTACTCGGGATGCTCGCGAACTACCTGCAACCGAGGTTCGCGTAATGGCGCTCTGGGACAACCCGCCGCACTCCATTGCGCTCTACAGCGTCACGAACACAACCGACACCGGCGCTGGCGTGCTGCCTGCGTACACAATCGCCCAGAGCGGTATCCCGTGCAGCATCAACACCACCAGCGCCTCTACGCAAACGCTGTACGCACAGCCGAACATCGTGGTCTCGCACACCATCGCCATCCTCGCGTCGGCGCTGACCGCGGTGCCCGTGCCCGGCTGGAAGGCGCAGACGACCGACCGCAGCGAGAGCTACCACATTCTCGGCATCCGCCACGGGCGCGCGTATGGGAACATCCCCGCGTTCGTGTACTTAGATTGCGACCAAATTTTGTGACCGTGTTTCGCCGCGAAACTATCGTTCGGATTATGACGCCGATTGTCATACGGAAAAGCTCAAGACCGGTCTTGCACAAAACCGAATCATAGGCAATGTTAAGCTTGTTCGCTCCCGTGGTACAGAGGCTGTGCCCCCGGCGCTAAACCGGGAGAGGTGGGTTCGAGTCCTACCGGGAGTACCAGCTCCGACGAAGGCTCCACCGCACGCTTCGTAGTGGTTGTTGGCGGTAGAGCGATTAAGGGTTTGAATGTGGGGATAGCTCAGTGTAGAGCGCCGGAGCAATCCGGAGGTCAGGGGTTCAACTCCCTTTCCCCATACCAAGGATGGCCACAGAGATCGGGCGCGAGGCTGTAAACCTCGAACTCAATCGAAGGGTGCAATTCCCTTCCCATCCACTCGGTTACTTTCTTTCTGGAGTTCACGTCATGCTGTAGATGCAGGAAATGCCCAAAGCAGCCACTTCCAAAGCCGCCTACGTTTACGTCGTCACACGTCTCGACATTCCCCACCCGCACTTCTCAGTTCAAATCGCACACGCGGCTATCGCGGCGACGTTCGCGTTCGGCGAACCCGACAGCACGCACCCGAATCTCGTCGTCTGTGCGGTCGCTAACGAACAAGAACTCGACGCGCTGTTCAACCGCCTCAAGGAAAAAGGCGTTCGGTGCTGCGCGTGGCATGAAGAGGACATGGGGAAAAAACTGACTGCGATCGCCACCGCACCGCTGCGAGGCGACGAGCGGAAGCCTCTGAAGCGGCTCAAGCTGATTCAGGCGCCGTGACCGCGTTCCACCGTGGAACACACAGGGCGGGCAGTGCCGCCACAGCACCACCCGCCCGTTGGTACCGCGCCCAACCACAGACGCGGCGACAGCATTTTGCGCGCAACCCGCACAAGGTGCGAGGTCGGTAGCGGGCTGAAACAGAACGACCCGAGGCTTTTAAACCCCGGGTCGCCTGCGCTGCATCGACGCTTGTGCTTTGCACCCGGCGCCAACGTGGAGCGATACTACCATGTCGGTCGCACGCGCGTCAAGCAAACTCTTGCTGTCGTCGGGTGCCCGGAAAGTGACGTCCGCCGGGTTGCGAGTCACATCACGCAGCCTTACGCTGTTTCCGCTTCGAGGAACGCCCGGATGAACGCGGCGGCGATTTGCGGGACGATGGCATTTCCGTACCCGCGGAGTCGGCCAACGCGATTTCGGCCAGCTTGCGCCAGACGGCCTCCGGCGTTTCGGACGAGTCGCTTAGCACGCTTTGGGTCGATTCCCATTCCGACCAGCACGGCGAACAGCGGTCCCAACTTGCGGGGTACCCCATGAGCCAGCGGGAATGAGCCGGGTTCAACACGCCGCGCCTTGCCGTCGCGACAGGGGACGAGGGCGTAATCGGACCATCCACCAACTGAACCTGCCCGTCCAGTTGCTCGCCCTTCTCCCGGTCGCGGTGCTGGTTCCCCTTGTGGTCCCGTGCCGTTGGCGTCACCCAGGGTGACGCCAACGGCAGTTCCAGGCCGTATACCTGATCCTCCAGCGTTTGCCCTGTGCTGAACTTCGCACCTTCCTTGCGTTTGCAGGTCGCATTGCGGCCGTGGTTTGTCGTCGGCGTGGCCCACCCCGCCAGGTCCTCGGCCTGCGTCCGGAGCGTCGGGTTCTTCTCGCGACCCCGGCCCCCGCTCGTGTTCTTGTCGTCCGTCGCCTGCGGTGTCGCCCACGATCCCACCGGGGATGCGTTTGTAGTTGTGCCCAGGGAACCCGAGTTTTGGAATGAGCAGTGTTCGCCCGCCAAGGAGGGGCACTGAGTAGCACTGCTCGGGGTCAAGTTCAACACGGTCGAGTTTGTTGATGTCAAAGACGACTCGCTTCCGCTTACGAGATGAGCCGCCATCCCGAGCGTCAGCCCGAATCCGTTCCCGTTCACCCCCTTCGCCTTGATTCCCTCCCGGCGCTGAAACATCCGTTCCACGTCCGTCGGCTCGAACTCGTTGGCTGCTGGCGTCGGCCAACTCGCCAGCATCGCCACATCGTCCAAATTCGCCGACCGCTTCGGCCCGCCGTTCGCGTGACTCTGCACCCGCTCCAATGCCGCCTCCGGCGAGAGCGAGCCGTGGTGCGAGCTGTCCGGAGTAGGCCACCCAGAAGACTCGCTGTCGGATGTGCGGGGCGCACACGCTGTGTGCGCCCAATACGTCGAACCGGAAGGCGTAACCCGCTCCTTCCAAGTCTGCACGAACTCGATCGACCCAGCGCTCGTCAAGCGTTTCAAGGTCGCGATCCTTGTTTCGCTTTGCGATGCGTTCGGCGACCTTGTTTGCTTTCCGAGTGTCACCCCTCTGAACCGCGGTGACGAAAGCAGCTTCAAGCTCTGTTCCGACAACATCGGCGCTGGCGACTTGTTCGCCGAAGATCGTTTCCGGCTGACAGTCTCGGATGAGCCGGAAGAATTCGGGCCAGAGATCTCGCTCGTCGGCTTTGCCTTTGCGTTTCCCCGCCGACGAGTACGGCTGGCAGGGGCAAGAACCAGTCCAGGCGGGTCGGTTTGCGGGCCACCCTGCGAGCTGGAGCGCGAGTTCCCAGCCGCCAATGCCGGCAAAGAAATGAGCTCGGGAATATCCTCGAACGTCATCTGGCGCCAGGGACACGATACTCCGCTCATCGACCACTCCCGTTGGGATCTGACCGCCCGCCATCAGGTGCCGGAGCCACTCCGCCGCGCCTGGGTCAAACTCGTTGAATAGCGTTTGCACAGTGCGCCCCTGAGAAATGACCACCGCTTTCTACCGCGCGAGTGCTCATCTGTGCAAGTTGAGTAGCAAAGAAACACGTCAGCGCACAGAATAACACAACAGTGATTATCGGCACGAGGTCGATGATTCCTCCATCGCATCCGCACTCTGGTGGGATACCATGCCGATCATGGCCAAGAAGAAGCCGACGAACCCGGGCGGTCAGACGAAACGGATCAACGTGGGGTTCCCGGCGAAGTGGCACGCGGTGGCGCGGCGGTTGGCCGCGAAGAAGCAGCAGCCCGTGCTCTACATGCTGATTGCGCTGATGGAGCGCGAGGCGAAAGAACTGGGCGTGCCGGATCTGCCACCACCGCCGTGGGAAGAAGAGTCAGCCGAGTAGCCGCGCGCGGGCCGCGGTTGCTTGCGTAATCGCCTGCCCGTGTGGGGTGGAAGTGTGAGCGCTGAGAAAATCACCGCGTACCAAGACGCGCTGCGCAAGTTGAAAGACGCGAGCGCTGCGGCCGCAGCGCTCGCGTCGATCGTAGAGCGGGCAGGCAAGGCGCTCGCAACGTGGCAGATTGCCACCGTCACGAACATTTCGACCGGAGGCGGGTACCCAGCGGCGCTCGTCGCCCGCCCCCACAACCCGAACATTAACGCCCACGACTGGCCCACAATCGAGCACATCCACAACACGCTCATCGCGTTTCACGACGCGGCTTCTGCCGCGAAGAGCGCTTGGAGCGCTATACCTGCCGAAGACCGCATCGGTTTGGCACCGCCCCCGGGCTCCAATTAACCACGTCCCCCGGGGTCACGTTCACGAACTGCCCCTCGCCGAACTCGACCCGGAGCACGGGACGAGAACCAGTCACGCGCTCCGCGAGCGCGCCCACGAGCCCGATGAGGGCAACCAGCAAATCACGGTCGGTCGGTTGTTGTGCTGTAGGTTCCATGTCGCGATTCTGCGGCGTGGCAGGGGAACTAGACAGAGGGTGATGAGATGCGCGCGGTGTGGTGTGCTTTGGTGCTGGTGCTCGCGGTGTGCGTGCTGGCGTGCGGGGGCGCGGGTAGCACCACATCGGAAAACAAAACTGGAAGCGGGAAGCCTTCAGCTCAACTTACTCTAAAGGAAGCTCGCGATTTAATAGTGGCTTCGCCAGGAAACAAAGGCATGAAGCGAGACGAGGTCAAGGCGCTATTCGGTCCCCCGGATGAAACGCGAGAAGGGTTGTTTGGTCCGAACAAGTTCTTCGCGGACGTTTGGATTTACCGCAAACAGAAAGTCGTGTGGGATATGGCGGCGGAGAAGTATTACCCACTCATCCGCATCACATTCGTTCGCAACGTGGATCAGTCCGCCGAAGAGTTGCGAATCGACTGATCGGTCATGGGTTCCCGCCCGGCTGTTCTAGGTGCGGGTCAGTAAAGAGCAACTCGAACGGGAAACTCTGGTACGTCGCGTTCCTCGTGGCGTCCGTCCCTCCGTCACCCACGACGTAATAGAACCTCCGGTCCTTGAAATTTGCCTGTAAATTATGCCCGGCCGCGATGTTGTTCTTGTTCGTCAGGAGCGCGTGTGCCGAAGTGGGAACATCGGTTCCTTGGCGTGCGGTATGAAGGAAACTCAATCGCACGTTACACATCAGACTATCATCAATCCCGGTCGCCAACGCGCCCCAAAGAACCGTGTTCTTCTTCGGCGACGCGGGGATGTAGATGCTCGTGGGCGTCGCTCCGAGATAGAGAAGTGAACCCGCAGGGAAGCCGTTCCAGTCTCGCTGATTCACCGTCCCCACGAACCTCGTCAGGTAACTTTTCAATCCCTCGAAATCCAAGAAGTATCGGTATGGAACCTGGAACCAGTTGATATCAATGTGCGAGTTTTGGAGGTTGACGTAAACCGAGTTATTGTACTGCCGATTGTCAGGATCTGTTCCGCTGTCGGTCCGAAACGTGAGTTGCCCGAAAGTAGCGTTGGCGAAGTCATTTGACGGCGCTCGGGTCGTCGTACAAAACCGGGTCCATTCTTCTGCGTAAACAATGGAGCTACTGGCTCCATTCGCGTCGTAGTACGTCGCACTTTTCACCGCAACCTTTGAGTCGGGCAGTAGGAAGTACGGGCGCTTCGTGAACTTCACCCGGTAGTCGTAGGCGGTGTAGTGTGGGAATTGCGCGGTCACAGGCGGCAGCCCGAAGATGCTCACCGAGGCGCCGTTCGTCTGATTGCCGATCCCCACCATGTTGTCGACCGCCGCGGCGCTCAGTTCCGGGCGGAACGGGTGAACGGGCGGCAACACGCGGATGATCTTCCCGGCGCCTGCCGTTGCGGTGTTGACAACCTTCGGTTCCAGATTGAGAACGCCGCCAATCATCGTGTCGAAGAACTGCGCCACTTCCGCAACCGTTGGGGGCGTATCCTCGTCCGCCCCCAACAGCCGGTAGATCGCGGTCGCGCTGCCTTCCTCTTGGCTGATGGCGGTCTGCATGCCGCCTTCGCCGTTCCCAACAATCTCGATGAAATTTGCCATTAGTTCCCGCCCAAGACTGAGTGAGTGAACCGGTTGAACCGCGCCCGCCCTTCGCGGTATGCGTCCTTGGTTTGGTCCCAGAGGTTCGCGGACTCCGACTGCACGGCGCTGATTGCCTGCCCCGCGGGGCTCTGGGCGAATCCTTCCTTTGCCGTCCCCCACGCGCCTTCGCGCACGCCCGATGCGATGACGTCCTTGAGTCCCTTCCAAGGGTTCTCGGGGTCAAATTTTTTGACCTCTGCGACGATTTCCTCGAGCAACTCCGTGTCGCTTTTGCGCTCCTCGCCGCCGGCGGTCGCGACGAAGGCGCGTTCGCTCATTTTGCGCGCGATGTCCTCGATGCCACTGATGGCGGCATCGGCGGGCGCGGCGAGTAGTCCGCGCTTCGGGTTCTTGCGTGAATCGATGGTTGCTTCGAGCGATTCGCGGAACCGCTTTACGGCATCGGCGCCGGCGAACAGCCCAATCAGACGAGCGGACACCACGGCGATTCCGATGATGAGTCGGCGCAGGCTATCGGCGTACACTTTGGACAGGTCGACCCAGATTTGGAGCGCGCCACCGAACTGGACTACCACGTCCACCACGGACGCAATGACTTCCAGGAGCGCCCCCCATGAGTGCATGTTCGATTCGATGGTCGTCACGAGAGGGGTCAGCACCTTCGCGAACCCCTCAACCAGTCGCACCAAGACCCGGACCGCGCCGAGAGCCACGCCCGACACAGCCGCGCTGATTGCTTCGACCGCGGGGCGCAACTGCTGAATCGAGGGCAGGAGGATACCCGCCCAGTCGCGCAGGGACTTCGTGGCGTACTTGATGACCGGGACCAGCGCGAAACCGATGGTAGCGCGCAGGTTTTGCTGCTCCTGTTCGTACCGCTCCACGAGGTACGGGTTCAGGGCCGCGACGAACCGCTTGGATACCGCCACGATCGTCGCGAGCGAGACCGGCAAAGCGGTTACTGCCGCTACCACCCCGGAAACGACCGCGCTGATGGCGCCGATGGTCCGCCCGATGGTTTTGGTGACCAACTGGAACTGTGAAAAGAGTCCCCCGCTACCTGGGCGCCGCGGGGCGGGTGGGCCGCCCCCGTTACCGCCCTTGAGTCCCTTTATTTGCCCGAGGATTTGCCCCACGAGCGGGGTTAGGGTTTTGAGCACGCCGAGTTGCTGCCCGGCGAGCCGGTTCAGGTTCAGGAGCAAGTCATTGTTGTTGTGCGCCATTGTTCAGCGACTCCAGGCGCCGTTTGATTTCTTCGACCTTCTCGGGCTTGATTCCCAGCGCCGGGGCGAGTGCGAGTAGCTGCAGGAGCTTAATTCGTGGGTCCGCCGCTTGGGGGGCGGCCGGTCCGTTAATCGCGCCGTCCTTGTCCCGCGGGTGGAAGTACACATCGTGGATCTGCCGCGGGGTCAAATCGCAGATCTGGGGTAGCGTGAGTTTGAACTCGCTCACCAGAACCGCGAACTGGGCAGTAAGCGCGCCCGGCGTTACCGTTTGCCCCGGTTTCGGCGCGCCAGGTTCGGCGCCGGGGCTTTGGCTTTTGGGCGCCGGTCCGCCGGGAACGAGTCCTCCATCGCCTCGTTGAGAATCGACTTGACTTCGTCCGCTTTATGCGTCAGGAGCCCCAGGATTTCGCCCGCATCGGCGGACATCATGCACGAGAGCAGCACCACGGCGCCCTGCGTGGTCTGAAGAAACTCCATCGTCCGCTCGGACTCGAACGAATAGTACCCATCCTCGCGCTGCTTGCGCAACTCGTCGGCGCGCTTCACGTACTCCGCTTCGGGGTACACGTCGCGCATTTCTACGAGCGCCGCCTTGGCGCGCTCGTAGAGCTTTTGCTCTACGGCGAGCATCGTCCCCTGTGTGAGCACGGGCGCCACGGTAAAGACCTTGCCGTCGTGCTCAATTGTTTTGGGCGGCCCCTTGATTCCCATCGCCGCGCTGCGCTCGCTCATGTGAAGTCCACCGTAAATTCGCCATCGGATTCAAACGTACAACTCACCATCCCGGGTTCGCCCCCGGCGCTCATCTCGGTGCTGTACTCGACACTCGCGAGCCGCGCATTGAGAACGAGCTCGACGCCGATCGCGAACCCAAGATGCAGTTCGTACACGACGTTTATCGAAAGGGGCATGTTCCCGGCGTTGTACGCCCCTTCCACGACCGGCGACGCCGCGACCCCACCGGGGGTGGTGCGCTGCTTGTTCGAGCCGAACGCGAAGAACTTCTTCACCCCGCCGTCGACGGGTAACCGCCACTTGTTGAACGAGTAGGATTGCGCGCCGAGTTTCACGTAACTGTCGTTGCCGCTAATAAATGCATCGGGCATGGTCGTTACCTCACAGTGTTGAGCCGACGATGGCGACGGTTACGGTGATGGACGTCGCGCCGGTGTTCGCGAACGTGAGCGTCTTGTGCGTGCTGTCTACGGTGATTCCCGACCCCGTGGGGTCGCCGGCTTGCGTGAACGACTCGCCCGCGCGCACCACGTGACCGTCGGTCGATCCCGCGAACCACACCAGCCCGTTGCTCGCGCCGGGCGTGATCTTCAGGACGCCGGACGTGCCCGCGACCTTGACGACAATGGCGAGCGCCTTCGTGAGCGCGACCGACTCGCCCGCGAGGTTCGTGAACGACTTCAGGTCGATTGTCGTGGACGCGCTCGACGCGATAGTCAGCACGGCGGCGTAAGCGTCGTCCCAAACGTCCGTGTCCAGGTCCGGGAGCGAAAAGACCACCTGGTTGTCGCCCTGCGTCAGGTCCGCCCAGTTAGCGACCGGGACCGTAAAGGCGAACTGTACGTTGGCCTGCAAATCGAAGCTTGAGAGCGGCATGGCTTACAGGTCCAACAGGATGCGAATTTCGATGTTTGTTGCCGCGGTGGTTGTCACGAAAGCAGATGTCACGGCGCCCGCGGTCCCGGTGAACGGGTACGGCACCCCGGAGCCCTTGAGCCACACGAACGGAACGCCCGCCGCGAGCGTAATCGTGTCCGTGGGCGACCCGCTGGAGTTGATCTTCAGCGTGGCATCGAGGTCGGTTTTGACGAACACCGAGAGCAACTTCGCCTGTGCCCATTGCAGATCCACGGCTTGGTTTGTGACCGTCCCCAACGTGAGCGACGAGTTCTGCTCGACGGAGCCCGTCTTGGTGGTTTGCACCGCGACTTGGCTCGAACCGGCGCCCCATGTCTGACTGACCGTGTGGCTGATACTCATGAACCCGACCTCGTGAGACAAACGCGGTGGTAGACCCGGACACAGTGGACCAATTTGCCCGTTTTCCCGTGCCCCTCGCGACTCGGCACCTCTTGGGTGCAGATGATGTCGCGGACGACCGGAGGGGCTATGAGGTCGGGTAACGTGCCGCCGTCGAAGCCCAGTTTTTGCGAGGCACTACCCCCGTTTCTGCGAATCGCCGCGGCCGTCGTCTGGCAATCGCCGAGCGACGGATAAAAGATTTCCCAGACCATCTCGTGTACTTCGTTCGTCACACGTCCGAATGCCATCGGCTCGACCCGTGACGAGTCTTCCCGCAACACGATGTAGCCGTCCTCGGCGGTTATTTGCGCACCGGACGAGTTCGTGGGCGGCATCTCATCGAACGCGCGCGGCGGGCGCGCACCACCGGGGAAGTTCGACGCAGTGAGCGAATCGAATTTGGCGAACATCGCGCCAATCAAACTAGCGGTCGACATGCCCTATCATTTCGGGCGACGGGGGAACTAGCGTGCACCAGTTCCCCCGTCGGTGTGCACAATCTGGGCATGTCAACGAGCAGTGCGCCAATACCCGCTCTCACAGCGCTAATGCCGGTCGAACTCACGGCGAAAACGACCGTCAGCGGGCGCATCTACTACGCTTGGGAGCAGCGCGAGCGGAACTACACCACGAGCGCTTTTCAGGCGCCGGTGTCGCCCCTCCGTGGCACGACAACTGTGAACCCGGCCCGCGAGGTGAACAATAATGACGTGCCCACGGGGACGATTGTGTTCGTGCGTCAGGCGGGTAGTGTTGGCGGGCAGGTTTATTACGAGTTTCAATACGAGACAGGCGGTTCCGGTGGCGGTGGCGCTTGCGGGTCCATTGTGAAGGTCGGTACCGATGACTGCATCAAGGCGACCGGCCCCACGGATTCCGTTTACCTCGAGTACGCTGCGGGGCAATGGACCTCCACCACCGAACTCACCTACCCCGGCGGTTCGGGTGTGGTGGTGTTTTGGATCGCGGACGGGCGACTTCGCTGCACGCTCGATGGGAACGAACTGGTCAACTGCGGCGACTGTTTTGTGGGCGGCCCGCTGACCGGGCACGGGACGAGCACGGGGGCGTGCGACGGCGAGACGTTCACCGTGTGCCTCGCGTGCGCCTGCTGCTCAATAGATGGCTGGGACGGACCGGGCTGGTACTGCGTGCGCGCAGCGGGGACGGACGACGCTTGCGTGCCGGTCGAGTTGCTCGACGAGGACCGGTGCGACACGTCGATTGAGATTTGCAGCGGTCCGTATGTGGACGAGGCTGCGGCTCAAGCTATTTGCGGCGTCGAACTGGTCCCCTCGCAGTGCTCGCCAAACGGATTCGCGGCAAATTATTTCGCCATCACGTTCACGGGGGTGACGAACGGCACTTGCACAGATTGTAATAACAACAATACAACCACACTCGTTGGGCCCTATGACGACTTGAATTGTCGGTGGTTCACATTCGGGAATTACAATCTCTGTGGGTCAATATTGAGTAGCCCTTCGTTTCAAATTGATGTCGCTGTAGGTACGTTGCGGTTCCTTTTTGTTTACGGCATTAACACGTGGACCTATTCAATACCCGTGGGTTCGTGGGACTGGCAGAGTGCCGTGGTGTTACCCCTAACCTCGTCGCCCGGGGGTACTCCACCCTGTGACACCCTACCGGCGTCGGTCACCCTCACACCCGCGTGAATCATGCCAATCAAAGACACCCGCGCCCGCACCGCCGCGCGTAAAGCCGCGGGTGTCGACCAGACGTACCCCGAGCACGCGACGGGCGAGCTGAGGGCAAATGCCCGTGCCATCGCGGTGAAGCCGCTCCCCCTCAGCCTCGTCCCCTGCACCCACCTCGGCGATCGTGTACCCGGTCAGCCGTGCGGCTCGCCAATGCTCAAGTGTAACCTGTACAACGACATCACGACGCGGTTCACCGCGTGCTCTGGTGCCCAGCGCTGTTGCGCGGCGTGCCCGGACAACACCTCCGTAGCCGCCCCACGCTAGTTCCCCCGGCGACTGGCACGCTGGGGGCATGGCTAACACGCCGCTCCCCCCGAGTAACGTCGCCGCCGCGACCGACACCGTAACCTACAACGGTCAATCGGCGGTGGTGCAGGTCATCCGCGAGGTCGCCCCGCCAACCGGGAGCGACCCAAAAACCGTTGTCGAAAAGTCGTGGGGCGCCGGCAACGTGGGCGCGGGAACGGAGCGCATCACCCTCGCGACCGACGACGCCGCAATTGCCGCTGTAGTCACCGCTGTAAACGCCCTCGCGACCATCCTCGGCATCGTGGACAGCGCGCCCGCCGCGAACACGGTCAACGACCGACTGCGGCTCGTCGTGGCGGGGCTGGCTGGGCTGCTAAAAGTCGCCGGCATCTACAACGCGGCGCTGCCCACGCTCACCGAGGGCCAGTCCGCCCAAATCCAACTCGATATTAACGGTGTGCCCTACGTGAACCAGGGTGCGCTCAGTTCGCTCCTGGACAGCATCACGGCCCGGCTCGGGGGCGTGGCGAGCGGCGGCGCGAAGCTCTCCCATACCGTGTGCGCGGCCACTACGAACGCGACGGTCGTCAAGGCGAGCGCGGGGCAGCGGTACAAGGTCAAGGTGCTCAACCTCAACACGTCCGAGGCCCGTTACGTCCACTTCTGCAATTCGGCCTCCGCCCCGACGCCCGGCACGACGACCGTCGTGGACACGCTCGCGGTACCGGCCGCGGTCTCGTCCAGCCTCCCGACGGTCGTCGCGGACACCCAGACGCTCGGGGTCGAGTTCACGACCGGTATCAGCTTCTACGTGACGAAGAACCCGCTCCCGGCCGATACCACCGCGCTCACCACCGCCTCGGACACCATCGTCATCGTGGAGTGGTTCTAATGGCGGACCGCACCGAGGTGGTACGCTCTCACACGGCGCGTGCCCGGGTCGCGCGCGCCTACCACTCGCGCAACTTCGGGGTCGCCGTCCGCCCGCTCCCCCCGACCGGACTCTCCGGCACCCCGACCACTAACAGCGTCACCCTGTCTTGGACCGACGCCAACGCGGGTATCGCGACCTACCGGGCGGAATACTCGCTCGACGGGGAAGAATGGTCCCTTGGCACCCCCACGGCGGCCGGGGGCACGTTCGTCACGGTCGGCGGGCTGGCGCCGGCCACTCTGTACTTTTTCCGCGTGTTCGCGGAGGTAGAGTTCCAGGGCGATCCCGTCGATTCCGCGACCGCGCCGGTCGTCACCGTCGTCACCTCGGACCCGCCCCAGCTCCCGCCCGGCGCGCCCGTCGGCCTGAACACGCTCGTCCTGTCCAGCGAGCGCATCGACCTCGGCTGGACGCCCGCGGACGACACCGACCAGGGGTTCGAGGTCCAGTATTCGCTGCACGGTGCGGACACGTGGACCTCCCTCCCGCTCACGGCACCGCACGCGACCGGGGCGTCCGTCACCGGGCTCGTGACCGGCACGAGTTACGACTTCCGGGTGCGCGGGTTTAACGGATTCGGCCCGTCCGACTGGACGCCGATCGTCACCGCGCAAACGCAGAGCCCCGCGCAGGCGCCGAACGCGCCCACGAACCTCGCGGTCTCCCTGCCGTCCGGCGGCGCCGCGGCGAGCCAACTGAACCTGTCGTGGGTCGACAATTCGGTCAACGAGACCGGGTTCAAGATCGAAAGGTCCGCGAACGGGATCGACGGGTGGACGCAGATCGACACGGTGCCGGCCGGGGTCACCACCTACCAGGCCACCGGGCTCAGCCCCTCCACGACGTACTTTTTCCGCGTCCGCGCCTACAACGGGTTCGGTGACAGCGCGTACACGTTGGTGCGGAGCGGCACCACGCAATCGGGCGGCTCGTCGGCCCCCGCCGCGCCGACGCTCGCGCAGCCCACGTCGAGCGACGCGACGCACATCACGCTCGTGTGGGTGAGTAACGCGACCAATACCGAATCGTACACGGTGTACCGCGGTATCGCCTTGACGAGCATGGTCGCGATCGCCACCGGGCTCCCGGCCGACACGCTCACCTACACCGACCCGAGCGCGGGACCGGCGGGGAAGTACTGGTACTACGCGGTCGCGGCGGTCAACGGGTTCGGTGAGACGCGGAGCAACAACCGGTACCTCCAGTCCAAACCGAACGCGCCGGCCGCACCGGGCGGAACGCTCTCGGCCACTGTTCTGTCCCCGACGCTCGTGCGGGTCGACCTGACCTCCAATTCCGCGACGAACCCGCCCGCGGTGTTCACGACGTGGCAGATGTCGACCGACGGGGAGACGTGGCCCCCGGGCGACACCGCGAACGTGTGGCCCCAGATCCCGGACGACACGACCGACGTCCAGACCCAGGGGTATTACAACACGTTCCAGGCGGCCTACGGCGCCGCGCCACAGCGGTTCCACTTCGCGGGGCTGACCCCCGGCAGCACCGTGTGGTTCCGCGCGGTCAACGCGAACAGCGGGGCCGCGAGCCCGCCGTCGAACGTGGTCGGACCGGTCACGCTCCCGCTGACCCCGCCCACCGTCACGGCACCGACCGGCGTCACCGGCACCGCACTCACGGCCGTGTCCGCGCTCGTGCAGTGGGCGCTCCAGGCGGACCGCGTCGAAGAGGGGATTCTGGTCGAACGGACGGCCGACAACGGGACCACGTGGCAGGTCGCCGCGCCCAACATGTACCCCGGGTGCGTTTACCTCGTGGACTCCGGACTCGCCCCGGGCGCGACGTACAAATGGCGCGTGACCACTTTTACCGGGCGCACCCAAACCGGGTACCAAACGTACTCCTACGGGCAGTCCGCGACATCAACGGTGTCCGCCGGCGTCGCGCTCGGGGGCACATCGGGCAGCGCCCCGACCGCGCCCACGAACCTGACCGCGAGCGCCTACGACGACACCCGCGTCAGTCTGGAGTGGCAACTGACCGCGGAGGATGAACTCGGTACGGCGATCGAGGTGTCCACGAACGGCGGGGCGGACTGGGCGCAGTTGACCGCGGTGGGCAAGTGGGTCTGGTCCTGCTACGTGACCGGGCTCGCGGCGGCCTCGTCCTACCAGGTCCGGGTGCGGACCTTTAGCGCGGGCGGGTACTCGTCCTACTCGAACACGGTCACGGTCTCCACGCTCGCGGCCGGGCACACGTACACGGGCGACCTGGACCTGGCCCCGGCGCCGGCGACGGTCATGATCCCGCCGCAGCAACTGGCGATCTACCGCCAGATGCAGATCGACTACAACAACGGCTCGCCGGTCAACCACGGGGGCCAGCAGTTCGCGCGGATCAAGACCCTGGCGGACCAGTCCGTCGCGTACCACTCGTCGGGCACCACCACGGGCCTCGGGTACCTCGACGCCTGGGGCGACGTGGGCTGGTACGCCGCGCTCATGTACCAGATCACCGGGACGGCGGTGTACGCCCAGGCCGCGTACACAATGCTGGTGGCGAACCCGGCCGGCGCGCAGAGCACGTTCGGGGCGCAACTGCTCGTGCGCCCCGTGTGGACGCTCCGGGGCGCGCCCGCACTGAACTTCGTCAGCGCGACGCTGCAGCAAGTCATCATGATGTACGACTGGTGCCAGGGGGCGTGGACGACCAACCAGAGAGCCAACGTCCGGGCCGGCATCGAGGCGTGGATCAAGTACACCGCGGGCTGGAACACGAAGCAGTACACGGGCGGGGTGCGCATCGGCCCCGCGCAGGAGACGAACCACAACTCGTTCGCGGTCGGCTATTTCGGACCCGCTTTTTGGGACGCACTGGGCCGCGCCCCGTCCGCGGGCTCGTGGACCCGGCAGAGCCAGTTCGTCCCCTACGGGGGGTTGCAGCCGGCCTACGCGACCCAGACCGGCAGCCCGAACAACAACACGTTCGCCAACGAGGTGTGGGGCACGTGGGCGCAGCAGCTCTCCGGCGGCACGCCCGCGGAATCGAGCGAGTACGGGGGCAAGACCGCGGTGGCCTACGCGCTCAACGAGACGGCCATCCGCGAGGCGCGGTCGCTCGCCGGGGACAACACGGACTACCACCCGCTCGCCCGCACCGCGGTGCGTGAATCGGCGCTCGCACAGGTCTCCGAGTGGTCGCCGGACCTGCTTCAGGTGTACCAGTTCGGCGACGAGGGGGTGACCCACGGGATCGGGTCCAACGGGTTCGTCCGCGGGCGCCACGGGCCGCTCGCGCTGGCCGGCAACGTCTCGCGCGGGAACGCGACAATCGGGCCGGCCGCCCTGGGACTGGCGCGCGAGATCTACGACAAGAACAACGCGGCCCCGTGGGGCGGGAGCACGACGCCCTACTGGTGGTACTTCGTGCGGGTGAACCCCTACGCGACCACCGCGGCCCGTAGCACGCTCCCGGCCGGGCACGGCGACCCGGTGCAGGGGATGGTCACCTACCACACCGGCGCGGGAGCCGACGACAGCTTTTTCGCGTGCCTGATGAACCCGGTCAACGGCACCGACCACCAGGCGTTTCAGTTCCGGAACCACGGCGTGTACCGCAAGGGCGGGTGGGCGCTCACGAGCCCGCTCGGGTACGGCGGGCCGGGGATCTACGCCGACTGCTCGAACCAGATGATGATCGGGGGGCTCGGGCAGTTCGGCAACTTGTTCCGGCCGAACGGCGCGGTGGTCCGCGGCACCCAGCGCCCGCTCGCGTACAAGTTCGGGTCGGCGTTCGCTTACGCTTACTGCGTGGGCGAGACCTACGGCCCCTACTACGACGTCGCGGTCATCTACGGCGGCACCCCGCCCGCGTTCTGCCACGAGTGGACGCCGGCCGTCGTGTACGTCCCCTCCACCGACGGCAAGTCGGACGTGGTCGTCACGTTCGACCGGGTGCTCGCGCAGAACCCGATCCTGTTGCCCAACGGGGGCGGCACCGGGACCGGGGTCGGGTTCTACGCCACGTACCGCGCGAGTGATAGTTTGGCGGACCGTACCCGCATCACCTCGAACCCGGTCTCGAACGTCCCGCTCGGCGCGAGTACCACGGTACCCGCCAGCCCGGGCACGCCCGCGCTAAAGCAACTGATCGTCCACGCCGCCGCGGTCCCGACCATCAACGGGGGCGGAGCGGACATCACCTGGAGCACGGCCGGCGCCACCGGGTACCCGTCCCCGGGCTCGAACCTGAAGATGGTGCCGCTCCTGCCCGCGAGCCGGGTGGTCGCGACCTACTCCGAGGCGGCGATCTTCTACCCGCCATACCGCGACGTGATCGCGGGGAACGCGAACCTGAGCACGGTCGCGGACGGGAGCGCGTACTCGCCCGAAGCGCGGTACCAGGTCCGCGTGTGGCCGTCGACGCCCTGGCCCGCGGACACAACGAACACGTGGGACACGTTCCTGAACGTGGTGTTCATGTCGGACGTGTCGGGCGGGCCCGCGACCCAGACCGCCACGCTCGTGCAGGACTCCACGGGCGGGACGAAAGCAGCGGGGGCGCTCGTTACGCGGTCCTCGCAGAACGATGTGCTGGTGATGTTCGGGGCCGCGCCCTCAAGTGGGCTGTGGCCCGCGACGACGTTTAACCGGGTGGAGTCGAGCGGGTACACGGTCACCTGGACCTCGGTAGCGGGGACGACCAACGTCGTGCTCGCCAACCTGGACCCGACGAAGACGTGGACGTACACGGTCGACGGGGGCGGGGCGCAGTCACTCACCGTGAGCGTCGACTGGGGCGACACGGCGCGCATCGGGGCCGCGGGCGAGTTCCAGGTGAGCGGTACCGGGAGTCACACGATCGTGCTAACGGGGGTGTAGGAGTATGGCCGTTGGAGCGTTTTCGCGCGGGCGCACCGCGGACCCGTTCGGGCTGCTGTTCGCGAACGGCGGCGTCGCGACCACGTTCGCGATGAATGCCTTAAATAACGGATGGGCTGCGCGTCACGAGGCCCGCAGCGCCCTGAAACCGAAGGGGTTTTGGATCAACGGATCGGCCGTCTCGGCGCCCCCGACCATGACCGGACGTATCGAGACGCTCGACTCCAACGAAAAGCCGTCCGGCACGCTCTACGACGCGAACGCGACCAAGACATTCACGCTGGTGACCGGGTGGCAACAAATCAACTTCGACACGCTCCCGACGACCGCGCGGTCGCCGGGAACCGGGTACGCCCTGGTGCTGCTCTCGAACGGTAACGGGACCACGAACACGATCCGCTCCGCAATCGGCGTGAACGGGTTCCCCACGGCCGTGTTGACAGCCTCCGACGGATCGACCCGGAGCAACTTCGCCGTGGTTTCGGCATCAACGCCGATGTGCGCCCTCGTGCTGGAAGACGATTCGATCGTCGCCGAAGGGATGTGCCCCTACGCGGTAGGCGGGACGACACAACAGATTTACGGTACTCGTGCCATCGGGATTAAGTTTCCGCTCGCATCACCTGCTGTCGTTGACGGAATTGACGTCGGTACGCTCGGGATCACGGGAACCCCGACCAACCTCGTTGCGAAAATCTACAGCGGCTCGTCGGCCGTGAGTGGCGCGATTAAGACGGCGCGGTTTCAAAGTATCCAGAACACGACCTCCACACGCCAGATGCGGCTCCAGTTCGAGGGCGGTCCGGTCGCCCTCGCGGCCGGCACGTACCGCGCGGTCATTCACCAGAGCGACACGACGACCGCGAGCACGAACCGGTTCAACCTGTCCACCGCGGTCGCCGTATCCGCGGACTTGCTGCCCGCAGGAGTGCAGCTCACGACCACGCTCGACGTGACCGCAGGGAGCATCACGTGGACCGACACGCCGACGGAAACGCCCGCGGGGTTCGGGCTGATTTTCTCGGACCTCCCCGCGGGCGGTGGTGGCGTTCAGATGCCGATTATCATCAACCTGTAACGAGCTGCTTTTTGCGACGAAGTAGGGCCGCGAACGGGACCGCAGAGGCAACGAGCACGAGGCCGGCCGGTGCGGGAGTGGGCTGGGGGACATCGGTTTCGCGGAAGTTGGTGAGGTAGAACGTGAGCGACGGAGTGCCGACGTCGAGCGTGGGATTGAGAAGTGACGGCGAGAGGAATGTTGCTGCGGAAGGGAGCGTGATGTCGGTGCGAAGCGTGCCGTCTCCTTTTTCATTTGTAACCGTGTAGCTGTAAGTGGCAATGAAAACGTCTGGAGTGGTTCCGTTGACCGCATAAAGGTCATACAGGATGAGGGACGTTTTTGGCGTTACGTAATCGCTAACAATTGTGATTTCAGGAAACACCACTGCTTGTGTGGTTGTGAAACCCCCGCTTGGTACCGGAAGCGGACCCAAAACGACACTCGTATTATCCAAGAGGTCCGACAGGTACCCGATCGACGGCAGCGGGTCGGGCGACGTCACCGTGAACGCGGCACCGGCCCGCCCGGTCGAGAACAGCACCGTGGCAGCGGACAGGGCGAGGGCGAGAGAGAGGGGGCGCAT